ATCACTGCCCGGTGCGGAAGGGCGCTCCCAGGGGGAGGTACCCCCACCCCGTACCCGACCCGAGAACGCATGGTGTAGGGTCCGCGCGCTCGGCTGCCTTCAGTGCGGCGAGGACGTGCCAGGACGGGCGCGCAGCGCGCTGCGAGGCAGGCAGGGCAGGCAGGGGCCAGGGCAGGGCAGAACGGGCGCGAGACGGGCGCACAGCGGCTTGCGATCATGGCCCTGACCAGGGCGAACACAGCTCGGCTTGACGCAGGGTGTGAACGTGTGGCAATGTTCTGCCTGTCGCCACCACGGGACAACGCAACACAGCGGCTCACACAGCGCAGGTTGCACAACCGGGACTCACCTGCTAAGGTGGGAACCACGCACCACAGAGTGCTTGATCTTCACCAACTCAACAGCGGGTCAGCTTGACACAGTCGCCCAAGGTGTGCTACCTTGGCAACGCAAGCAAGACAGGGACGGGTGAGCGCCAACGAGGAACCGGGCGCTTCATGAACCGGGATCTCGGGTAACAGCCTCCCAGTCGCACAGCTTGCAGCCAAGGACACACACCAGGAACGCAGCGAAGAGTTGACACCGCCGAGTGAGTCTGGTAGAGTGAAGGCAACACAGAACGACAGCAGGGCCACCCGAGAGGGTGGGGTACTACGGTACCGAGATCGCTCCTTGAGAACTCAACAGTGGAACTTGCACGATCGGGAAGCTACCTGGACGTGTCCGCCCGAAGGGCGGTCGGCGTACGCAGCAAACGCACCGGGTAGCACTGCACGCACAACGTGTGCAACCTTCGCAACGAGGAGACCCCGATGATCGTGAACCGTGTGGACTGGAACACCTACGCCGTCGCCCTTCACCACGCTCGTGGCGTGTCGGACCGAGTGCGTGAGGCGACCTCCAGCCCGGACGAGATGCCCAGCTCGTACCGCTTCTTCCTCGCGGAAGATGCGCTGAGCGGGTACGGCGTGGCCGGTGACGGCACCCTGGTTGGGGTGTTCTCCCTGGTCAAGGGTCGGGGCGAGTCCCTGATCTGGGACGCCGTGCTGTTCAAGGGCGCTCACAAGCTCGACTGCTTCGATGGCTTCCTGCCGACGTACTACAAGCGGTTCGGGTTCGTGGAGACGCACCGTGTGCCGAACTGGACGCCGGGTGAGCCCGACGTGGTGTTCATGGCGCTGAGTGTGTAACCTTCGCAGTGATGCGAGCGTGACTGGCAGACACCAGGGTTCGAGTCCCTGGCACGCACTGAGTCTCATCCCGAGACTCCCTACGAGAGGAACTGATCATGAGCGTGACCCTGGCCAAGACTCCGCAGTCCATCGCCGCTGGCAAGGCCCAGGCTGCGATCAACGCGGGACTGCGTCGCAACGACCTGCGGGCCCTGTCGGCTCGCTTCGGCAAGTGACACCGGTAGTCAGCTACCGATTCCCACCACGACGCAAGGGGTGCCCCTGGTACTGGGGGTACCCGTCTGAACACAGGAGGAGTGCAAGATGAAGAAGTGGTTCAAGCGAGCGATGATCACCGTGGCCTGCCTGGCTCTGGCTGGTGCTGTGGTCGACTCGACCGAGCGTGAAGCTGAAGCTGCTTCGCAGGCGAAGCCTGCGGCTGCGGCGAAGCCGCTCACGCCTGGGGCTTCTGTGAAGCCCGTGCAGCTCCCGACGACTCCGTGCCCGGATGACGACTCGGAGTCGAAGAACTGCTACTGGGACGCTGCCCAGACGGGCAACGGCAAGGGGTACTCGTACTGGGTCGACGCGAAGGGCCACGTGACCTACCTCGACCCCAAGCTCAACAACGAGCTGAAGCGCAAGGCGTTCGCCAAGGCCAAGATCAAGGATGGCTGGGAGTACTGGGGCGTCGTCTTCGGGCACCGGATGTGCTGGGCGAAGGTCGGTGACACGTCCTACATCCACTGCTTCGACGGCTTCCGAGAGACCTCTTGACACACTTGCACAGAGTGTGAGAGTGTAGCAACATCAGCGCGACCGGCAGACACCCTGGTTCGAGTCCAGGGCGCGCACTCGGACGGTCCAGAGGAGGACTGTCCCGGCTGAGGAGCATGACGTGAACGTTGACATCGACACCGTGCAGGAGTACGCCGACAACGCCCTGGAGCGTCCCCGTGACGCTGCCTTCTGGGACTCGCGGTGTTACTCGACTCACGCCCCCGTGATCGGATGGGCGGACCGGGGTGACGACATCCTGGAGGAGTCCAACTACCACAGCGCGAAGTCCCTGATCGAGGGTGCCGCGACGGACCCGGAGCACGTCTTCGAGGGTTCGGCTGGTCACTGGCTGGTCGGCAGCCTGTCCCAGGTCTGGGTGCAGGTGTACGAGGCTCGACCCGAGTGCAACACCATCGGGTGCGAGGAGGAGTCCGAGTACCTGGCGACCTTCCCGCATGGCGAGGAGGGCACGTACTGCGAGGAGCACAAGGAGGGCCTGGAGGGCACGTTCCTGGCCGAGCTGCTGGGCATCGAGTTCGAGGACCTGCACCGCGACTTCACCGCAGCGTTCATCGAGGCGGTCGAGATCCAGGAGGCGCTGAAGGACTACCCGATCCTGGATGAGTCCGACTTCTCCGAGCGTGAGTGGGAGCGGTTCGAGGAGAACTGCAAGGAGGCCCTGGGCGATGCCCAGCGTGAGTACGAGGACGACACGATCGAGGACATCACGGCGATCGAGAACCTGATCTTCGAGGAGTCGGCCCTGTCGGACCTGTTCGGGTACGAGGGCAACGCAGAGGTGAGCTGGGAGCGCGTGGCTGAGATCTACGCGGAGTACCGGGACGCCTACTTCCTGGAGCGGGCGACTGAGGTCTACCGCTGGAACGTCCTCGGGTACAACCCCGACCAGCTCGAACTGGACATCGTGATCATCGTCGCGGCCTGACGCGGCAAGGGTGAGCGGCACACCCCAGGGTTCGAGTCCCTGGCACCCACTGGGCACCGGAAGAGTGCCTGACCCTACGAGTCCGAGGAGGACACCGCAATGCGCAAGATCCGTGACGAGTTCAGCCGCTCCGTCAAGCGTGACGACCGTCGCAAGAGCAAGGCCGAGACGCTGCGTCGCAAGCACATCCGCGCTGTCAAGCAGGCCGAGACGCAGCCTGTCGCTGCCTGATCATCCCGAGAGGATCAAGATCGTGGACTACGAGAAGATCGCGAACACCCTGACGGACGAGAACGTCCAGGACATCATCGACACCGCGAGCTACGGCGGGATCACCTACTGGGCGATCGAGCCGACCGAAGCTGAGTTCGAGGCCCTGCCCGAGGGCAAGGACTACACCATCGTGGAGGGTGAGTACGACGACTGGTTCGGCGGTGAGCGCGAGGTCGAGGAGGTGCACTACCTCTCGAAGGACCAGATCCGAGGCGCGTACGCCCGGCTCCTGGACCTCGACCAGCAGTTCGTGAACCGCGAGTACCACGGGTACATCCTGGACTCCTGGCGAGACCGGACGGACCGAGACGGCATCGACACGGGACACATCGACGCGGGGACTGCGGACATCATCGTCCAGGTCGCTGCACTGGGGGAGGTGCGGTACGGATGATCACCCGAGAGACGGCCGAGCAGGTGCTGGCCAAGCTGAAGGATCTGTACCCGCTCGACGCGGACTACTTCTTCCTTGCGGACCACGATCACGAGGGTCTGCCTGAAGGGTCCTGGAGCATCGCCCTGGAGGGCTGGGAGTGGACCTACGAGGTCAGTGAGCGTCAGCACACGAACCCCGAGGACTTCCCCGAGGGTGTGTTCCTGGAGCCCATCGCAAGCTGGTGCCTCGGGATCTACCCCGCTTGATCAGCTTGCACACAGTGTGCTACCTTCGCTGTAGCGCAAGGGAGACCGGCAGACACCGGGGTTCGAGTCCCTGGCTCCCACTGGGCACACACGGTGCCCCTCACCTGAGAGGACAGAGATGAACATCATCGAGGACATCAAGCAGCGCGGCCCCTACTCCCTGGCGGGAGACGCCGAGACCCTGAGCCCGGACGATCACGGCAGCGCAGGTGCGCAGCTCCTGGTCGGCGTGCGGAACGCGGTGGTCGAGGCGGTCGAGTGGCGAGTCGAGAACGACGGGCAGACCCTCGCCGAGGCTGCGGAGGAGGTCCGGGACGGCGACGCGATCGGTGAGATCGCGGACGGTGCGCCGAGCGTCTACACGCACCAGCTCTGGCTGGAGTTCGTGGACCTGGGCGGGTACCGAGAGGACCTGGAGCCGCACGACCTGAACGGCGACGACCTGAACAAGGTCGCCGGGATCGCGCTCTACCACATCGCCTGGCGGCTGGCTTCGGTCCTGCTGGACGAGATCATCGAGAACGCTGAGGAGAACTGATCATGAGCAAGATGGGCAACCTGGTGGTCGAGATGATCGACTACGAGTCGGGCAACCTGACCGACGAGGAGACGCTGGACTTCTTCGGCACGCTGATCAAGAGCGGCATGGTCTGGAGCCTCCAGGGGCACTACGGGCGGACCGCGTCGAGCCTGATCGAGCAGGGGTGGATCTCGGAGGACGGAACGGTCCTCGACTACCCCTGAATGTGCAACCTTCGCACAGGGTGACCGGCAGTCACCTGGGTTCGAGGCCCAGGCACCCACTGGACGCGCAAGGCGTCCGCATCCGAGAGGAGTACCGCAAGTGAACTGCTACGTGACGAGCAGCGAGGGTGTCCAGTGCAAGAACGAGGTGTTCAGCACGAACACTCTGTGCACCACGCACCGGGACCGGCTGATCAGGTGGGGGCACGTCGGCAAGGACACCCCCATCCGGAGCTACACCCCGCGCACCGAGACCGCTGAGGTCAAGCGGCTGACCGGCAACACCGAGGAGGAGAAGTTCTTCTCCCGAGTGGTCAAGGGTCCGAAGTGCTGGAAGTGGGACGGCGGAACGCAGAAGACCACCGGGTACGGACAGCTCCGCTACAACAACGCGGTGACCACCGCCCACCGGGTCGCCTGGACGATCGCCTTCGGCGACATCCCCAAGGGGATCAAGGTCCGGCAGACCTGCGGAGACCGGCTCTGCGTCCGGATCTCCCACCTGGAGGCCGTCTTCACTGACGGCTCCCCGTTCTACACCGCCGACGAGCTGCTTGCAGCCTGACGGCAAGGGTGACTGGCAGGCACCGAGGTTCGAGCCCTCGGCACCCACTCAGGCAGGCGTGAGGAGCCTGCCTCTGCGAGAGGAGATCCCAGAGTGACGGAGCGAGTGCAGATCGGCACCGTTGATGTCGACTCGGGCACCATCTTCATCGGTGACCCCTGCTACACCGCCACGAACGACGCGAGCCACCGGATCGAGAGCTGGTCCGAGTGGTGCAAGCGGAGCCCCTTCGGGGAGAAGCAGTACGACGTGACCGAGCCCGCTGGATCGGGTGCCGGGCTCTCCATCCCCACGCTGTGGGGTGACGGCGGCTACCCCGTGTACGCCGAGATCGAGAACGGGCGCATCGCCCGAGTGACGGTCGACTTCGACCCCACCTACGACGACGACGAGGACTGAGACAGTGGCCTTCTTCGAGTACAACCAGAACAACTCCGGTGGATCGTTCGACCGGGACCACTCGGCTGGTATCTCCCACTACGTGATCATCGAGGCTGACTCCGCCATCGAGGCCAACGCCAAGGCCGAGGTGATCGGCCTGTACTTCGACGGCGAGGGCGACTGCTCTTGCTGCGGTGACAGGTGGTACGAGGCGTGGAGCGACGACAAGGGTGAGGCTGTGCCGAGCGTCTACGGCACGCCCGTCTCCGACTACGACTTCACCGGGGGCTGGATCACCGATGGCCCCGAGTGCTACGTCCACTTCGCGGACGGCCGCGTCCAGGGGTACGGCCTGGACCTGAAGACCCTGAACTGAACCACCTTGCACACCTCGCCGAGAGTGTGCTACCTTCGCAACAGAGCACGGACAACAGCGAGTACCCCCGAACAGAGGAGACAGACACAGTGTTCCTGAACTACACCACCGAGCAGATCATCGACGCCGTCAAGACCGCCCTGGAGCTGAACGAGCTGCCCGAGTCCCTGATCCAGGAGGTCGACACCCTGGTGGACGAGGCGACCTCCTCCTCGTACGACGACGGCCACTCGGACGGCTACTCCGAGGGTGAGGCGTGGGGCGAGGAGTCCGGCCGCGACGAGGGCTGGCAGGACGGCTACGACGAGGGCTACGAGACCGCGCGGGCCGAGTTCGAGGACGCCGCCTGATCTGACAGGCGCAGGGTGAGCGGCACACACCCCGGTTCGAGTCCGGGGCACCCACTCAGCAAGACCAGGAACGAGCGAGAGGAGGCGATCGGGTGGCGCAGAAGGTGACCAACCCGAGGGAGTTCGCACAGGCAGTACGAGAGCTGACCGCGATGGTCCCGAAGGAGGTGCGCGAGCACGCCTGGGACCTGCTGACCAGCTCGGTCGAGTGGGTGGAGAACCAGGCCAAGGAGCGCCTGATCTTCGAGAGCGTGGAGGCGGACGATGTCCGCCGAGCGTGGGCCAAGAGGCTCCGCGAGCACCAGCTCGAAGACGTGTGGGGGCGCAACTTCTACACCGGAACCGGCATCGCCTACGCGGCCGACCTGCTCGACCCCGACACGGAGGACCCGAAGTGAGCCGAGCCGACAGTGGCTGGGAGTACGGCGAGTGGGGTGTCCGGTGGGCACCCACTACCGAGTGCGCCATCGCCGAGCTGACCTACGACAAGTACGGCCAGGAGTACGAGGAGCTGCACGCCTCCCTGGTGAACATCGCCCGAGCCGCACAGCGTGACGCGGCCGAGCGACTGATGGAGGCAGGCTTCACCGAGGCCGCCGAGTTGATCTTCCCCGAGTACCCCGAGGAGACCGAGTGAAGCCCCTGCTGGTTGGGATCAGCGGCTACGCCGGGAGCGGCAAAGACGAGGCAGCCCGAGCCCTGATCAAGGGAGGCTGGCGACGCCAAGCGTTCGCTGACCGACTGCGAGACTTCGCCTACCGCCAGAACCCGCTGGTCCGCACGTACCCCGACGTACCTCCGGTGCGACTGGCCCGCCTGGTCGATGACCTCGGCTGGGAGCAGGCCAAGCGCATGTTCCCGCAGGTGCGGGACGTGCTGGTCGAGACCGGCAACACCGCCCGCGAGATCCTGGGCGTGAACGTGTGGGTCGACGCCGTACTCGACCGCTTCAGGCCCGACCAGGAGGCCCTGGTCATCCCCGATGTCCGCTACCGCAACGAGGCCGACGCCATCCAGGCACGGGGCGGGATGCTGATCCGCATCGAGCGTCCGGGAGTCGGTCCGGCGACCGACCCGCTGGGCCAGCCCTACGAGAGCGACACCGCGCTCGACCACTACCCCTTCGACCACACCTACGTCAACGAGGGCTCGATCGAGGACATGCACGCCTTCATCCTGGCTGTGCAGCTTGCGCTGCCCGCCCTCGGGTGTGTAACCTTGTCCACGACGAACGTGGCCTGAGAGGAGCGACACAGTGACAGTCATCTACGTGGAGCCGAACGTGATCAACGACTTCAACAGCATCGAGAGCCTGCCGATCGGCACCGAGGTGGTGGACGCCGATGGCGACACCGGGATCAAGCTCAATGCCACCGAGTGGTCGGTGACCGGCTTCTACGAGCGTCAGACCTCGTCCTTCTTCACCCTTCCGGTGACCGTGACCAGCGACATCGGCTCGGAGCCCGAGGTGCAGACGCTGCGCGACCTGGACACCCTGCCGGACGGCACGCTGATCGTGGGCCTCGACCCGCAGCGGACGCTCCGCTTCAAGCAGGGCGGCACCTGGGTCGACCCGCACAAGCCGATCGGCACGACGTGGGGGCTCAACACCTACGTCCTGGCCAGAAGGTACGGCGTGCGCGTCGTGGCTCAGCCCAACGTGTGAACGTGTCGCAGTACGTCGTGAGCTTCCTGGCGGGGGCCGCTGTGCCCCTGCTGGGGAGCCTGATCAAGTGGAGACGGAGGAAGAGTGCGGATCACACCGCGAGCACAGGAGATCAACGCGGTCGTTGAGCTTCTGGAGAGTGACGAGTTCGAGGACTCGAAGCAGGCAGCGAAGGCGATCATCAAGGAGGTCGCCAGCATCCTGGCCATGCGGGACAGCTTCGCTCTGGCTCACATCTGGCAGGACGGCACGGCGGGCCTGAGCTACGCCCCGTTCGGGACCGAGGGCGACGCGAAGAAGTTCGGCGAACGTCTCGGGGGAGTGGGCGGCACGGCTCACGTCGTGAAGCTCGTCAGCCCCGAGGCTCTGATCGCGAACCAGGACGGCAAGGCCGGGTGGACCCCGTTCTGCCTGGTCGACGGGTGCGGACACGCCCCGTTCACACACAGCATGGCGGGCACCAGTCGGGGTGCCTGCATGGTCGACGGCTGCGAGTGCAGCACGTACCGGAAGTAGGAGGACCCACCCCATGAAGACTGTTCGCTACACCACCTGCCCGTGCGGCATCAAGAGGTCGTTCTTCTCCGAGCGCGAGGCCGAGAAGGCGCTCGGCAGGGCCAAGGCCAAGCGAGGACGCCTCGCGGAGGCCCGAGGCACCGGTCGGGGCATCAAGGTCGAGTCCCGGTTCTACGAGTGCGAGGAGAGCGGCCTCTTCCACCTGACCAGCGAGTCCAGGCAGTCCTACGAGCTGCGGAACGCGGCGTGACCGAGTTCGTCCACCTCCACAACCACTCCGAGTACTCGCTCCTCGACGGGGCCGCTCGGATGAAGCAAATGGTCGCCGAGGTTGCCCGACAGGGCTCCCCGGCAGTCGCAGTCACTGACCACGGCAACCTGCACGGTGCCCACGACTTCTTCACCACGGCTCAGGCCGCTGGGGTCAAGCCGATCATCGGCATCGAGGCGTACATGGCTCCGGGCTCGCGCTTCGACCAGGAGCGCGTCAAGTGGGGCACCGAGGACCAGAAGCGTTACGACGTGAGCGGTCGCGGTGCGTACACGCACCTCACGATCCTCGCGGAGAACAAGACCGGCCTGCACAACCTCATGAAGCTCAGCTCCCGCTCGTACCAGGAGGGCCTGCTCGGGAAGTACCCGCGCATGGACTTCGACCTGGTCGCCGAGCACAACGAGGGCCTGATCGTCACCACGGGATGCCCTGGCGGTGCGATCATGACCCGGCTCAACCTCGGGCAGTACGACGAGGCCGTTGCCGAGGCTGGCCGGTACCTGGAGGTCTTCGGTCGGGACCGGTACTTCCTGGAGATCATGGACCACGGCCTGGAGATCGAGCGGCGTGTCCGCGACGACCTCTACCGGCTGGGCAAGCACCTCGCGCTCACCCCCGTGGTCACGAACGACTCGCACTACGTCACGGCCGAGGAGAGCACCGCGCACGACGCTCTGCTCTGCGTCCAGACCGGCACGACGATCGACAACCCGAACCGCTTCCGGTTCGAGGGCTCCGGGTACTACATCAAGTCGGCCGCCGAGATGGCGGCCATCGACTCCTCTCCCATCTGGGAGTGGGGGATGCGGACCACGCTGGAGATCGCCGAGCGCGTCGACACGACTGGCATGTTCGAGCACACCGACCTCATGCCCCGCTTCCCCGTGCCCGAGGGTCACACCGAGGTTACGTGGTTCGAGGACGAGGTCCACCGTGGTGCAGCTCGACGGTTCCCGAACGGGACCGACTACGAGCATGGCAAGCAGCTTCAGTACGAGATCGACATGATCATCCAGCTGGGGTTCCCGTCCTACTTCCTGGTCGTCGCCGACTTCATCGGCTGGGCCAAGGAGAACGGCGTGTGGGTCGGACCCGGACGTGGCTCGGCTGCCGGTTCGCTGGTCGCCTACTGCCTCGGCATCACAGACCTGGACCCCATCCCGCACGGGCTCATCTTCGAGCGGTTCCTGAACCCCGAGCGCGTGTCCATGCCCGACGTTGACATCGACTTCGATGACCGGCGACGGGGCGACGTGATCAGGTACGTCACCGAGAAGTACGGGGCGGACAAGGTCGCACAGATCGGGACCTTCGGTCGGATCAAGGCGCGCAACGCGATGAAGGACGCGGCGCGCGTGCTGGACAAGCCCTTCCAGGTCGGCGAGAAGCTGACCAAGGCGTACCCGGCCGACGTGATGGGCAACTCGATGCCCCTGGAGGGCATCTTCAACCCGGAGCACCCGCGCTACGACGAGGCGGGCGAGATCCGTGGGCTGTACGAGAACGACCCGGACTCGAAGCAGGTCATCGACACTGCGCTCGGGCTCGAAGGTCTCGTCCGGCAGATGGGCGTTCACGCGGCCGGTGTGATCATGTCCAACGAGCCGTTGGTCGATCACCTCCCGGTGTGGGTCCGCCCTGCGGACGGCGTGACCGTGACGCAGTGGGACTACCCCCAGTGCGAGAGCCTGGGCGCGGTGAAGATGGACTTCCTCGGGCTCCGGAACCTCACGATCATGGGCGACGCGGTCGAGAACATCCGCGCCAACCGTGGGGAGCACGTCGACCTGGAGAACATCCCGCTGGACGACGTTGCTACCTACGAGCTGCTGGCCAGGGGCGACACGCTCTCGGTCTTCCAGCTCGACGGCGGCGCGATGCGCTCACTGCTCCGCCTGCTGAAGCCGGACAACTTCGAGGACATCAGCGCCGTCGTCGCGCTGTACCGTCCGGGTCCGATGGGCGTGGGCTCGCACACGAACTACGCCCTCCGCAAGAACGGGCAGCAGGCGATCACGCCGATCCACCCCGAGGTGGAGGAGCCGCTTGCCGAGATCCTGGGGCCGACCTACGGGCTGGTCATCTACCAGGAGCAGGTGCAGAAGGCGGCACAGATCCTCGCTGGGTACAGCCTGGGTCAGGCCGACCTTCTCCGCCGAGCCATGGGCAAGAAGAAGCCCGAGGTTCTGGCCAAGGAGTTCGTGAACTTCCAGAAGGGAGCGCGCGAGCGAGGCTACTCGGACGGTGCCATCCAGGCGGTGTGGGACGTGCTCGTACCCTTCGCCGGGTACGCCTTCAACAAGGCGCACTCTGCGGCGTACGGTCTCATCGCCTACCGCACGGCGTACCTGAAGACGCACTACCCGGCCGAGTACATGGCGGCCGTGCTCACCTCGGTGGGCGACGACAAGAACAAGATGGCCACGTACCTCGGCGAGGCACGGCGGATGGGACTTCACGTCCTGCCGCCCGACGTGTCGGTCTCGAACAGCTCCTTCACCCCGAACGGGAAGACGGAGATCCGCTTCGGGCTGACCGCCGTGAAGAACGTGGGCGAGGGCATGGTCCAGGAGATCGCCGAACTCCGGGAAGCCTGGGGGAAGTTCACTTCCCTGCCGGACTTCCTGAAGGCTGCGACTCAGGCGACCGTGAGCAAGCGTGCCATCGAGTCCTTGATCAAGGCCGGTGCCTTCGACTCGACCGGAGCTACCCGCAAGGGTCTGGCCGAGCAGCACGAAGCCCTGGCCGACAACGCTGACCGGCTTGGTCAGCCTGGCCTGTTCATCCCCAAGGGCAGCGATCCGATCCAGCTCGAAGCCCGCGAGGACTGGGCGAAGGGTCCGCTTCTCTCCATCGAGCGGGAGATGCTGGGCCTGTACGTCTCCGACCACCCGCTTGCCGGGCTGGAGGCGTCGCTCCGAGCGCAAGCTACACACTCGGTCGCCGATGTGCTGGACGACCACGCGCAGGAGGGCATGACCGTGAGGGTCGGCGTCCTCGTTGCGTCCGTCGAGATCAAGACGAACAAGCGCGGCCAGAAGTGGGCCGTCGCCGAGCTGGAGGACCAGACCGGATCGGTCGAGTGCGCCTTCTTCGCGGGCTCCTACGGGGACGTGAAGGACGTGCTGGTCCAGGACGCCATCGTCTTCGTGAAGGCGCGTCTGGAGTACCGCGACGGGTCGCCTCAGCTCATCGGCATGGGTGTGGAAGTTGCGCAGAACCTCGAAGTTGTGCAAGATGGTCCTGTTGTCATCGAGCTGCCGGTCACCGGCCTCAACGACAAGACCGCGCCGGTCCTGGCGAAGATCCTCGACCGGCACCCTGGCGAGACCGAGGTCTTCCTCCGTCTCGTCGGACCCGGAGTCACCCAGCACATGCGGGTCGGCAAGTACCGGGTCACCCGAAGCCCAGCTCTCGACGCCGAGCTTCAGCAGTTCACGCAGTCCGCCTGAGAGGAGCGCACCATCCGCACCAGCATCGAGTTCTGGCGCGTTCGGTGGACTGACCCCGCAAGTGGCAAGCTCACGACCAGCGCAGTCAGCTACGACCGCACGGTCCGGGACGAACGTCTCGCCGAGCTTGCCGCCCAGGGCGTCACCGACGCCGAGCCCTTCCTGTACGACCCGTTCAACGACGAGGAGATGTGAGAGTGTCGCAGAACACCGAGCCCGTTGCGATCGTCTACGGCTACCACCAGACCCGCCTCTTCCCCGAGGTCAAGCCCGAGAACGTCATCCCCTTCCGGCTCATCCACCTGCTGAAGGACCGGAAGCCGAGCGTCATCTACCGCACCGGCCTGGGCAAGTCCGCCCTCGCCTGGCGGATGCTCGCCGCGATCGAGGAGCTGGCCTGGCAGGGCTCCGAGGTCGTCCACGAACGAGAGCTGCGCGAGCCGCTAAACGACGCGCTCAACCGGAGGGCCGAGTGAAGGACCGGGAACGCCTCCCGCTCCTCACCACCATCTACCTCGCCGTGGGCTACGCCATCGCCCTCGGCCTCCACATCGCAGAGAGGATCATCAACACCCCGTGACCGACAAGAACATCACCTTCCGCTCGGACGTGACCGTCGAGCTGGTCAAGTCCAGCGCCAAGGACTCCGACGTGGCCATGGCCGCTCGGGTCAGCACGATCGGCGGCTCGCACGACGAGGCCGTGGACCTGACCAAGGACGACGGCCTGATCAACTTCCTCATGAGGGACAGGCACGGCTCGCCCTTCGAGCACAACAGCTTCACCTTCTACATCGAGGCCCCGATCTTCGTGGCCCGAGAGTTCTTCCGTCACCGCGCTGGCTGGAGCTACAACGAGGAGTCGGGAAGGTACAAGGAGCTGGCCCCCACGTTCTACGTGCCCGGCCCTGACCGCAACCTCCAGCAGGTGGGCAAGCCCGGTGCCTACACCTTCGAGCCGGGAACCAGCTTCCAGAAGGGGCTCGTCCCCTACGTCTTCGAGTCCATGTACGCCGAGCTGTACGGCGAGTACGAGGCGATGCTCCTGCACGGCATCGCCAAGGAGGTGGCCCGGATGATCCTGCCGGTGGGCATCTTCACCAGCTTCTACGCCACCTGCAACGCGCGCAGCCTGATGCACTTCCTCTCGCTCCGCACGACGGACGAGAACTCGAAGTTCCCCTCATTCCCGCAGCGGGAGATCGAGATCGTCGCCGAGAAGATGGAGGACTTCTTCCATCAGGACATGCCCCTCACCTGGGGGGCGTTCCAGCGACACGGTCGGGTGGCTCCGTGAGCGAGCCGATGCCCCGAACGCACCAGATCATCGAGCGGTACCCCAAGCTGTTCGACTCCGAGCGCACGAAGAAGCTCCCCGTGTGGGCGCAAGGAGTCATCGGTGACCTCCGCCTCCTGCTCCTCCGTGAGGCAGCCGAGAACGATCACCTCCGCGACGAGATCAGCCGGATGCTCAACGAGGAGCGGATCGGGTGACCCGAGAGGAGTGGGTGGCTCAGGCTCGGGCCACCATGCCCAGCTTCACTGAACGGCAGAGAGCTGAGGCTCGCCGCGTCCGGCAGTCGTACGCCAGACAGGAGACGAGACCCGACTCCGATCGAACGTGTTCCCGCGCCGCGTAGCTCGGCTCACGTAGATCGCTTCGATGTACCGCGAGACGTGGTTCCGCTTCTCTTCGATCGAGAGGTGGGGCCACGTCTCTTCGGTCACCCCGACACTGGCCGCAGCACCTCGCTGCTCACGCAGCCACTCAGCTTGGCGGTGCCGCAGCTCCTCGATCTTCTGGTCGATCTTCGAGATCCGGGGGAGCACCACGTCGGGAGCAGCCCCCTCGTCCAGTCGCTTCACCCACGACGTGCGTTCCTCAGTCAGCCCCATCAGGTCTTCCTGGTGGGGCTTTTTTGCGTTCAGGACCGCGTCGCCCGTGTGCTCGATGACCACCGGCAGGATCAGCTCCTCGACCATGAGGTCCAACTCGAAGCCCGAGGCAGTAACCTTCCCGCAGGCAGCGCCACCCTCACGGTTCAGTCCGCCGCCGACACGGCAGGCGTAGTAGAAGTGCTTGTCCGTGCGACGGTTGCCGACGAGCCGGGCACCACACTCGGCACAGCGGACGATCCCCGAGAGCAGGTACTTGTTCCGCCCGGAGGCTGCCGTGTACCGGCTGCGCGTCGTCTCAGTGGCTACGAGCAGGGCCTCGTACTCCTCGTCCGTCAGGATGGCAGGAGCCTGCGCTCGAACCAGCCCACCCGTCCGGCTGTGCACTGCGATCTGCCCCTTGTGTACGAGCCAGCCAGCGAGGCGAGGGGAGCGCATCACACCCTTCACCGCCTGCGGCGTCCAGTGCCGTCCTCGCGGCGTCGTGAACCCTCGCTCGGTCCAGTCCCGCACGACCCCTCGGAACGTCTGCGTACCGGCGATCAGACCCTCGGCAGCCTCACGGATGGCGGCACTCTCGACGGGGTTCAGGACGTGCTCCCGGTTGCCCTCGAACTTCCAGTCCCACCCGAAGGGGCGACCACCCCCGACGTTGCGACCCTCGTCCCGGATCTCCTGGTGCTTCAGAGCCACACGCCGAGCCGTGTCTCGGCTGGCCTTGTTGGCGAAGGCGACCATGATCCGAGCTAGGGTGATGCCGTCGTCCGAGCTGAGGTCGATCGACCCCTCGTTCGTCGCGAAGTACATCTGCCGCCCAGCCTTGCGCCCGGCGTCGTAGATCGCGATGACCCGCTCCAGGTCCTTCACCTGTCGAGCCAGGCGGTCCAGGTTGTAGCAGATGATCCCGTCGACCACGCCGCTGGCCAGGTCTTCCAGCAGATCCTCGAAGGCGTCGCGCACGACGTGCGACTTGTACGCCGACAGGTGGTTGTCCACGTAGACTCGATCATGGAGCTGCCAGCCTCGGGCCTGGGAGATCAGCCCGTTCACCTTGAGCTGGCGCTTCACGCCGGACTCGGTCACGCCGGTCTCGGCGTCCTCGTACGCATCTGAGATCCGGCCGTAGGAGCCGACGATGGGAAGGGCTGCCTCTACCTGGGCGTTGGACAGCTCTACCTTGCCAGCCTTCTGCTGGCGGAGCTGTTCGAGTACCGATGTCGTCACGCTCAGCAGGGTACCGGCTTCTGCTACCTCACGCACGTTGCTCGACCAGCGTGTCCTTCAGGTAGCACTACTCAGCCCTGCTGTGCTGCCTCGTACTGCTCGACCACGGCCCGCGCGATTCGCCCAGTAGCCGGGACCTCGACGCCGTTCTCGTTGGCCCACTGGCGGACGGCTGCGCTGTCCACCTTCTTCAGTCGACGCCGCTTCGGAAGGGGTTCCGGCTTCGCTTCTCGCGCCGCTCCAACCCAGGGGGCCATCGCCTTCCGAAGGGCGGCCTCGTTCTTCTTGTTCAGCTCGATCTCGTACCTTCTGCCGTCGAGCCCGAAGGTGATCGTTCTCGCGGTTCCGGTCCCGTCGATGTCGTCAACCAGTTCCACGATCAGGCGCTCGTTCCTCATGGCCGAAGCCTACTCAGGCACAACGCAGAAAGGCCCCCCAGTTCCCGAAGGAACCAGGGGGCCAGATGGTCAGATCAGCGGACCGGGCAAGCGCCGTTCGCGCAGTTCTCGTCCGTGCTGTCCTCCGTGGAGAACACCTCGTACTCGGCGAACTGCTCGGCAGTCAGCCGCTCGTACGGAGCCTGGGCTCGCGTGCCGTCCGGCATCAGGGTCGTACCCTTCAGCTCGGGCAGCCAGCCACGGATGATGTCGGCGGCCTCGTCCACGTCGTACTGCCCCTCGGGGAAGTTGACCGTGAACGACACCGCGTTGTCGGCGTAGTAGGTCTGGTACATCGCCTGGAAGGCGAGCATCGCGTCGAGCGGGATCTCGTCGGCGGACTCCACGACCTCCGGGTCGAAGCCCATCGCCTCAACCTCGGCGACCAGCTTCTCCTTCGTCGGGTAGGCCACGACCATCGTGTTGCCCGACTGGTCGTAGATGCACTGCTCGACCAGGTTGCCGTCCTCGACCGCCTTCTGCACCGTCGCAGCCTGCGCCGGGTCCGGCATCGAGAAGCGCACTCGACGCAGGAAGTGCCGGGCGTAGATCGGGTGGATGCCCTCGCTCACACCAGGCAGCTTCGCGATCGAGCCGGTCGGGGCCACGGTCGTCACCTTCACCGGCTCCGGGATGCGGAGCTGGAAGGCGTACTCCCGAGCCTCCTCGCGGACCGCGTCGTACAGATCCTCCAGCAGCCAGCGGAAGGACTCGACGTACGGGGCCGACGAGTAGCGGACACCCTGCTTGGCCAGGAAGCCCTGGACCCCGAGGTGACCCACGCCGATGCGCCGGTTGGCCGCGAGCTTCGCCGCCTGCTCCGCGTCCGTCACGTCGCCGTAGGTGGCTCGCATCAGGAAGCGGGTCATGAGCTGGTGGGCTCGGAGCAGCTTGCCCTTCTGGATGCCGCCGCCCTTCTCGGTCGGGGCGAAGTAGTCCAGGTTCACATGCCCGAGGTTGCAGTTCTCGGTCGGCTCCAGAGCGATCTCGCCGCACGGGTTGGTCGCGATGACCGTGCCGACCTCACCCTCGTTGGAGTAGCTGGAGTTCCAGTACCCCGGCTCACCGTTGATGAGCATCCCCTCGACCACCTTGCGGTGGACCGCGACAGCCTCAGCGTGGAGCCCGTGCTGCGGGTCGTTCAGCGCCTTCATGAAGCGGTAGTCGATCTCGACCGAGATGTTCGTCGTCCAGTGCTTCGACATGTCGTGCTTGCACGCGAGGAAGTCCTCGATGAAGGGGTCGTCCCACTTCACGATGGCCATGCGAGCCGAGCGCCGGACGCCACCCGAGACGACGCACTCCGCGATGGCGTGGTCGATCTCCATGGCCTCGGTCGGGGTGACATGCGGATGCACCGCCCACTCGCCGACCTCACGCGCAGCCTTGCTCAGGATGCGGCCGATCTCCTGCATCATGCGACCGAACGGAGCCGGGCCACTGGCCGTGCCGCCGAACGTCTTCAGTCGAGCGCCCTTCGCTCGAACCCGGCTCACGTCGTAGACGCGGTTCCGGTGGATGACCTCGCCGTCCGTCATGAACGTGTCGATCAGGTCCACCATCGCAGCGGCCCAGCCCTCGCGGGAGTCCTCGACCTCGAAGGCTCCGTCCCAGTCCGAGTCGTACTCAGTGGACAGGATGCCCAGGGACTTCATCTCCTCGAAGTCCGGGTGGGTCGAGTCGCAGACGATGTGCACGTCCAGCTCTCGGCGCGGTGCGCCGTACCCCTGGAGGTAGCTGGAGGAGTAGTTGCCGCCGACCCCGCCGCCCTCCATCAGGCGCATGAAGGTGAACTCGAAGTGCCTCGACAGCTTCTCGCCCCACGGGGCGACGTGGCAGTTGAACAGGTACTGCCGACCCTTCACGCCCGTGGCCCACAGGTGACGGCCAGCCGGGATGATCGCGAACACGTCCATGAACGAGACCAGCTCGTCGTACTCGTCCTTGACCGCCTGCGACCAGGCGTTCATGTCGGAGCCGTGGACCAGGGCGAGGTTGCCCTTGGCGACTCGACGGACGGTGTCCGGCCAGGTCTCCTTGGAACCATCGGCCAGCGTGCGGGAGTAGGTGCGCTCGTAGACGAGCTGGCCGGTGGGACCGAAGGGAACCTGGTTGGTGTCAGTCACTGGTGAAGTCCTCCTTGAAGTTCGATGTCTCTCACTGCCACAAGGCGGCAGCCCCGAGGGACTACCGCCTGCGACACTCTCACAGCGACACTGTCACACTACCACAGCCCGACAGGTCGTCGCGTCAGCTCGCCGAGCACCACGATCAGGCGCTTCAGCGTGCCCGCGCTGTACGCGGACAGGTCCGACAGAACCTTGATCTGCTCTGCCGTCTGCTCCGGAGTCGGAGCGGGGTTCCCCATGAAGAGGAGGCACAGGTCGATGCGCGCATCCAGGTAGGCGATGGCCTCGTCGGCCTGCGTGCGCAGTGTGTCGACCGTCTCCTCCTTGCGCATCCGTGCGATCTCGTCCTCGGTCATCGGTCGAGTGTGAACCTCGCCGGTGTCCGGGTCCTGGTAGCTGACGGTGGGGATCTCCTCGGGCGCAGTCTCGCTCACGCCGCAACCTCCTCGGTGTTGTCGTTGTCGTAGCCGTCCACGTACTCGACGCCGTTCAGGTGGGCGGTGAGCCGACCCACCCCTCGCTCGATCAGCCGGGACACCTGGCGCTGGTGCGTGCCGAGGGGACCGGCCGCCTCTTCCTGCGTGAGGTCGAGGCCGAAGCGAAGCAGTAGCGCCTGGGCTTCCTCGATCGGGATGCCGCCCGCCTCCGCCCACTTCCAGGCGGATCGGATGTCGGCCAAGTGGGCGAAGATCATGCCGCCCGTCTTGGGGTTCTTGTGGCCCTTGGGCATGTCCGCGTCGGCCTGGGTCGGGTTCTTGATCCCGTAGGCAGACTCGGCGTCCCAGACGGCGGGCAGAAGGTGCTCGACCAGAGCGCGGTTGTAGCTCACTCGCGCCCCGCAAGGTACACGTCGAGGCTCTGTCGACCGTTGTTCCGGGCGACCGTGGCCTTCACCTTGTCGGTCAGGTCCTGGTACAGGGCGTTGACGAGAATGCCCTCACCCAGGGAGTGAGCCGTCCGCATCGCCTGCGACCTGGTCGCCAGGATGATGTAGCCCTCCTGGATCAGGTCGTCGTAGTCGACCGTGCCTCGGCCGTACTCGCGAACCATCCGGCGAGCCGCCTTGACCAGGGCCGTGTCGTACTCGGTCGGTTTGTTGGGATCTCCGCTGACCAGGCTCCAGTCAGCTTGCGCCTGCTCGGCGCTTGCGTAGTCGTTCTCGATGTCGATGAACTCCACTGTGTTGGTGTCTCCTCTCCTCGGGGTCCGCGTCAGCGGACCACTTCCTTGTTGTCGGTCAGGCCGTCCTTCGTGACGGCGACGATCAGTCCGGGCGCACCGCCCGTTCCCTTGGCGTGCCTCCACCAGGTGGACTCGGACTCCATCGCCGGGGGCTGAAGGAAGGTCCGGTACCCGTCCGTGTCGACGTGTTCGTGGTGCAGGTGGCCAGCCAGCAGGAGATCCGCCTGGTGCATCGCGGACTCGCGGTTGAACGCCTGCCCCTTCCACCACTCGAAGTGCTTGCCCGGCCGGAACTGATGGCCGTGAGCGTGGGCGACGACGGTGCCCGAGCACTCGACTACGACGGTCAGCTCGTCCGTGTCCGGGACGTAGAACTCGACATGACCGAACCGCTCGGGGTTCAGGTCGGCCGCGTCCTTCACCGCGATCAGGGACTCGGTGTCGTGGCTGTCGTCGTACCGGGTCACACCCTTGCCGTTGATCCGAACGGCCTCGCCGTGGTTGCCCGGCACTGCGGCCATCGTCAGGCGCTTGACCAGCGGCGCGAACAGGAGCATCGCGTGGAGCATCACGCGCCGGGTCAGGCGGATCTGCTCGTTGAGCGTGAGCTGCGTGCGCCAGGTGTTGGCCCCACCCTGGGAGACGAAGCCCTCGATGTGGTCACCGAGCCAGGCGATGTGGACGTGCGTGATGTTGTACCGAAGGCGGTACACGCCGAGCAGGTCAGCGGCCCTGTTCAGGCAGTCGACCGTCCGCTTCAGGGTGCCCTCGACACCGTCACCGTCGATCTTGCCGAACTGCATGTCGCCGATCGCGATGATCAGCGTGTGCTCGTCGCCCTTGTTCACGATCAACGTCTCGGGCTGGGGAGGCGAGTACGCCTCGATCGCCTGAAGCAGCTCGTCCATCGGGGGCCGCTCTGCGACAGTAACACACTCCCGCTTGAACTGGAAGCGGGTGCTGACCCCGGTGTCTCCGTTCGCCATCGTCCACTCCGAGGAGCGGAAGCCGGTGACAGTCCACTCGGCCGGGTCGAGGCCCTGGTTCTCCAGGACTCGGATCGCCTCGGACTCGTTGGACTCGAAGGAGTCGGAGCGGACGGTCACGTCCGCGTCGTCACCCTTGATCTCGATCTGCCGGGTGAAGTCCTTCTCGGGCACCAGCTTCTTCACTGAAGGAGCAACGGGCTTGGCGAGCAGCTTGTCAGCAAGCTCAGACACTGACTGCCCCCTCTCTGCGCAGAGCGCGGCGGTAGGTACGGATCGTGGATGCGGACACTTCGTGCCCACTGGAGCGGAGGGTGTCGGCCAGCCACTCGGCGGAGGAGGAGCCCAGGAGCACCGGCTTGAACAACTGGCGCTCGGCCGGGGTCAGCGCCTCCCAGATCGCCGCCAGCTTCACGCCAGGGCGGCCGGGGAGCGGCGGGGTCACAGCCCCGCTACTTCGTGGATGAGTGCGGTCTCGCAGAGCTGGAAGGCGTGGTCCTCAGAGAACCCCTCCTTCACCAGCTCGCGGCGGAGATCACCCAGAAGGGAAGCCACCCGCTTCACCTCGCTGAACGGGTCACCCCCGGCGATCTCGATGTCGTCTTCCTCGAAGCTCACTTCGAGACTCCGTCGATCTCCTCGACCTTGGCCAGCGCCACGGCGGCAAGACCGAGCAGCGCCTCGCGGAGCTTCGCCGGGTCGTGCTGCGCCAGCGCGTGGGACACGCGGGTCATCAGCGAGCCCGACAGGCTGGGGCCGACCTTCGCCCAGGACTCGGCGCGGATGGCGTAGTGCCTGCGGTTCTGGTCGTGGATGTCCCGGATCTCCTGCTCGGTCACCTGGTCGATGAGAGCCAGCAGCTCGGACTGGTGGCCGGTCGGCTCAGGCTTGGGGGCCGGGGCCTTGCGCGGGGCACGACGCTTCGGGGTGGTCTTGGTCTCGGTCGTCTCGTTCGTCTCGCTCACTCGGAGCCCTCCTTCTTCATCAGGGACCAGATGGCGTCAGCGCCACCCTTCAGGTACGTGTCGGTCACATCGCCGTGTCGCAGGCGCACGCCCTTGGCGGAGCGCAGCGAGCGGCTGACCTTCGCGGTGAACTCGGCTCCCGCGTCGTCCGGGTCACCGAAGACCCACACGCGGTTGAAGCCAGCGAGCATCCGGCGGTAGTGGTTACGCCAGCCGGTCGCTCCGGGGATGGCCACTGCGGGCATCCCGATCATGTTCAGGACCATGGCGTCGAACTCACCCTCGGCCACGGCGATCTCGTCGCCAGCCTGGTGGATCGCGCCCACGTTGAACATGCGCGGGGGTTCGTCCTTCATCCCCATGTACTTGCCGTGACCGAAGTCGCGGTGGTTGTGCTCCTGGATGCAGCGGAACCGCATCGACAGGGGGTACCCGTCCTTGCTCAGGTACGGGATCGAGAGGAACCCACGGAACCTCTCATGTCCAGGGAACGGATCAGTTACGACGCCAACGCGGTTGGTAACCGCCGCCGTTCGATCCAGACCCCTTGCGAGCAGGTACCGAGCGGCGTCCGCCGTAACTGCTCCCTCGTACGCCTTCGTCGCCTCCTCCAGAGCTTCCCTCTGTGAGGTCGAGAGCGGCACCAACGGTTCGTGCTCCACGGAAGTCTGTCCCCTCCTTCTTCATGATCATCGTGTAACTGTCGCCGCCCTGACCGCAGGAGTGGCAACGCCACAGCTCCTTGTCGAGGTTGTAGGACAGCGACGGTGTGTTGTCCTCATGGAGCGGGCAGCGGGTCATCCCTGTCCTGCGCTCCGGGTTGAAGTCGACCCCGTAGTGGAGGAGCGTGGACTCCAGGGTCGGCTTCAGGTTGTCGTCGTCGTGCGCGCTCGTCGTCTTGTGGCGTCGGTCGTTCAGGTCAGAGAACCGCATGGGTCACCCCGAAGAACTCCTCCACATCCAGGACCATGTCGATGTCGGACTCGGGGTCCTCGATGTAGTCGAGGTAGGCCCACAGCTCCTGCTGGATCTCCTCGAAGATGCTGGGCTCCCAGCCCATGAAGCCGATCACGCCGGGTCCTCCAGGTTGAAGTACCGCTCGACCGTGGTGAGTACCAGCGCCTTGCGCCAGCTCACTCCTCGTCGCTTCACGATGACCACTCCTTCCACGTCCTCGGGCTTCAGGCTCCGGTTCCTCCGGAAGTTCTCCGTCTCGTCCTCCATCTGCTTGATGAAGGTCGACGGTTCGAGCTTCGCGTTCTTCGCCTCGATGACGATGAAGCGGCCGTCCCGCCTGATGACCAGGTCGCCCTCGTCATCCGCGCCGTTCAGATGAAGGCGCTCGATGTCGATGCCAAGCTCACGGAACTCGTTCCGGAGGGCGATCTCCCAGTCAGCTCCCTTGCGCTTGTTGTACGCCGGGCTTGCCAAGGTTGCACACTCCTCACTCAGAGGAGCCGGGGCCTTGCGGCCCCGACTGCTCTGCAACAGTAACACACGGGTCAGGCGTTCAACAACACCTTGTCGGGGGACCAGTCCTCGCTGGTCGCAGGCTTCGGCGGCGTACGCAGTGCAGCGTCCAGCTTCTCGAAGCGGGTCACGTCCGGCTTGCATCGCAACGAGGCGTAGCTCCGGGCGGTGGGGTCACACGGACCCATGCGCTGCTTCACGCAGGCGACCTTGTACTCCAGGCTGTGCGGGTCGAGAGCGACCGTCAGCGACAGCTCAGGCTTCTCGGACAGGCCGCCCTTGACCTGGTCTCGGGACGGCGGGGCCCACGGGTCGGACTTCGCCTCCCAGCTCTTGTCGGAGGCGTGGTGCAGCAGGATCACGGTCGCGCCGGTAGCGCGAGCCAGCTCGGTAGCGTTGGACATCACCGACATCTGCTCGGTGTAGTCCGACTCCGCGCCCTCGAAGTCCATCAGGTTGTCGAACACGATCACCTCGGGGAAGGCGTCCCACAGCTCGACGTACGCCTCCAGCTCCTCGTCCACGGCACGCCAGGTGATGGGGGAGCCGAAGGAGAACTGGATGCGGGAGCCGGACAGGGCGTCCAGGTACTCCTGCCGGTGCTTGCCCCCAGCGGCCATGCCAGCCTCGACCATCTCGGTCGTGTCGCCGGTCGCCATCGAGGCGAGGCGCGAGGACGCCGTGAAGGCGCTCATGTCAGCGGAGAAGTACAGCGTCGGCAGGTTCATCGACGCCACCCAGAAAAGGGCGAAGCCGGACTTCTGAGTACCAGACCGACCGGCGATCATGATGACCTCGCCGTGGCGCGGGCGGATGCCCTTCTGGTACAGAGCCTCGAACGCCTCTACGCGAGGGAGTTCACGACCCGACTCTGCATGGAGCGCCAGAGACCTTCCAGGGGTGAGCACTCGGTGTTCTCCTCTCCTCGAACGACAACCCGTCCGATGCCGACTGAGCTGATCAGGGTGGTGCAAGCAGGACACGGCTTGCGCGTGACGTGCAACGTCGAGTCCCGGACCATGTCCGGGTGGATGCCCTTCACTTCCAGCGCATCCCGGATCGCGTTCCGCTCCGCATGGTCGGCGGCGCAGTTCGCGTAGTTGCTGTCCCTGGCGCACTCCTCGACGGAGAGCTGACCACGCGGGCAGTTGCCCGCAGTCCCACAGCCGGGGACTCCACGGGGCAGGCCGTTGTAGCCCAGGCCCAGAACCGAGTAGCCCTTCTGGGCCACGATGACAGCGCCCACCTGGGCGCGAGAACAGTCGGCGATGGTGGAGACTGCCTCGGCGATGCCGAGCGCCCACTCGTCACGACTTGGTCGTTGGAACACTCACACTCCTCTCTCTACTGCCCCGAGGGGGCCAGCTCGATGGCTGACCCCCTGCGAAGGTTGCACACGTCAGTCGAAGTCAGGGACCGCGTCCATCGCGGCGTTGACCTCGGCCTCGCGCTTGGTCGCGTAGGCCACGACCTTCTGCTTGGACGCACCGTCCGCCTGACGCCAGACCCAGGCCGGGTAGGCACCCGGCTTCTTGGCCGGGATCTGGTCGAGCGTCACGATGGTCGCGCCACCGACGATGGCCTCCAGGTCACGGGCGAGCACGGTCTGCTCGATCCTCTGACCCTTGGCGATGGACGACGGGGTGCCCGCCTCCAGCTCGGCCTGCGTACCGAAGATGGTCACGTCCGCGAGGACGGAGTCCTTCGGGCCGTTCGGGGTGGGGCGCTGACGGTCGAAGGAGTGGACCTCCAGAAGGATGGCCACGGCGTTGACGTTGTCCTTCGGCTTGAACCAGCCGCCGCCCTGCTGCGGGATGTCGATGAAGTTGAGAGCCACGGGTGTTACCTCCAGGTGTTGGTGAGTCTGTACTCGATGTCTGTGATGGTGGGTGGTGCTGGTACTACTTGGCGCTGAGCGCCTTGCCCTTCGCCTTCCACGCGGCCATGACGCTCGCGTCAGCGAAGAAGCTCTGGTTCGCAGCCCACAGTCGCTTCAGTCCGTCGACCGTGTTCTGCTTCTCGATCTCGCCCAAGATCCAGGCGTTGGGGTCGTCCGCCTTGGGCTCGCTCGAAGTCTGGGTGCCGGTGTCGCTCCAGGCGCTCGGGGCCTGCTGGCTGGAAGCCGCTGCCCACGGGTCCTCGTTGCTGGCCTCGGTCTTGGTCTGCGCGACCTGCTCCTTCGCGCTCTGCGAAGGTAGCACAACTCCACCAAGGAAGCGAGCCGCGTTGCCCTTGCCGTGAGCCAGGTCGGTCGCGTGGACCACCAGCTCAGAGAGAGTCAGCTCTGCGATGGCTTCACGCTCGAAGCCGAAGTACGTCGCGATGTCGGACCTGATCTCATCAGGCGTTCCTCGGAACACCGCCCAGGTCGCGTCGTGACCCTTGTCGTACTTGATCGTCACGCTGAGTTCACTCACTGTGTTCGTTCTCCTCTCGTCGGTGTGGCGTCCACGTTACACTCTCTGGTGTACCGTGTCAACCCTTCGCTGTTCGGGACTCGCTTCCGTGTCCCTCTCGGCTCTGCCAAGGTTACACACCCTGTCAGCCGAAGTCAATCCCAGGGGGAGTGACGTGAGTCACGAACGGCATCATGGCCTTCCGCGACAGCGACCTCATCTCTCGGATGGTCAGTGCAAGCTGCGCTGCCTTCCACCCGATGTTCAGGTCGACCCAGTACAGGTTACACACCGCCTGCCCGGAAGGCAAGTGGACGATGATGCCCCAGTCCTGGTTGACCGGCTCAGGCACGGTGTACGCCTGGGCAGCCTCCTCGGCGGAGACCTCGGTCTTCTTCCACTTGTTCCACGCCTTCTCGTCCGTCTCGCGGTTCGGGGCGGGGAACTTCGTGTGGTCGTACTTCTTCGCCCGCGAGTAGATCGCGAGCTGCATGGCCATCTTCAGGCCGCCGTACTCCACGGAGCCAGTCTTCAGGTCGCCGATGAAGCGACCCGACACGGGCTTGCCGTTGGGGTCCAGGCCCTCGTAGCCGTAGGTGCGGTCGAACGTGCCGCCGACACCCAGCTCGGAGCAGACGACGAACTGCTCGACCGAGTGCACGGTCAGAGGAGCGGTGGCCATCATGTAGGCCATCATGTCGTCCAGGTCCTGCTCGGTAGCGTGGGCGGGGATCTGCTCCCCACGGTCCACGTACTCCGACAGGTCGTGAAGGTGCGTACCCTTCTCGCGCTTGTCGTTGGCACCGGAGATGTCCAGAGCCCGCTCGGCGAGAGCGTTCAGCTTCTTCTTGTCTGCGCTGTCGTCGGGGTCCAGCTCGGCCACGGCGTCCAGGAGGGAGGGGCGCTTCTGCGCCCCCACCAGGACCATCCTCTTGCCCCAGTCCACCAGGCTGCTCTTGTCCTCGATGCAGTCGATGAACGTCGTCGTGCGGACCAGGGCCTTCGGCTTGCCGCCCGCCTCGGGAATGACGAGCGGCTTGCCGTGGCCGTCGCGAGGGACGGACTCGTTCGGGTGTACGGGCTTGATCGGGATGTCGATGAAGTTCAGGGTCAAGCTGTGACCACCTCCAGTGTGGTGTCTGTGAGAGAGTCGTCAGCGTCTGCATCGGCGTCCAGGATGTGAGGCGTCAGGTACATCCTCACTCGGCCATCCTCCAGGACCACCGGGTCGTGCTCGTACATGGGGACGAGCCCTCGATTCCTCTGGTGTTCAAGCACCGCCGCCATCGTGCTGGGCGAGTAGTCCTCGGTTGCGGTGACGTGGAAGCTGAAGCCTTCGTAGTCGAGGTGGACGGTGATCGTCCCGTTCTCCACCTCGTAGTCGATGGGCCTGCCCCTGGTCTGCTTCAGGGGCGGGTGGTCCTGCGACACGCTCTTTCTCTCTCTCAGTAGTGTGTGTAACGTTCGCTGACGACGACAGTTGTACCACACGCCCCTGCGCGTGTGCAACCTTGTCAGCATGGTGTCACCCTTGACACTTGAAAAGTTGCCGTAGCCTACCAATGGTCCCTCAGTCCCGGCGTGGCCGGGGGGTGGTCTTCCGCTGCGGCTTGTGGATGATGTCCTCGTCACCCGGCTGGCGCGGGATGTAGAAGAACCCCTCCTCCGTGTCCGGGTCGTAGTGGACGACGGCGTTCTCCTCTTCGAGCATGGACTTCCAGCTCGCGAGACGCTGCTCCTCAAGCTCCGTGACCTTCGCGCCCGCACGGCTACGGGCCTCGACGCGCAGCATCGCCAGCGGGTACAGCCAGCGGTGCTCCTCCTTGATGTGCCAGGGGATCAGCTCGTCGTCTCGGACGATGCGGCGCGGTAACCCCCGGCGACGACGGAAGTTCCCCCACAAGCTGGGGACCGTCTCAATGTTGTACTTGCGCTTGTACTCCTCAACCATCCAGTCGTAGGTCCGACCCTCCTCGAACCAGCGCAGAACCTCCTGTTCGTTCTGGATCTTGCGAGCTGGCATCCGATGTGCTCCTCTCACTTGTGCTGTTGTTACTGTGTGTGATGCAATGCTTGCACACAGTACACACAACGTCAACGTGAAAGGAGGGCAGGTCTTGAAGATCGAACTCACGGTGTGCGACCTCGGCCAGGAGGTGGGTGAGCCGACCCAGAGCTACACCGTCACCACCGAAGGGCGGTCCGTTGAACTGGACCTGTGCCAGAAGCACGCGGCTCCGCTGGAGGAGCTGCTGAACCGAGGCAGCCGCGAGCCCGACCCGAAGCCTGTGAAGGCTTCGCCGTCCCCGACCGCAGCCCCGAAGAAGCGAGCAGCCCGCCGTCCGCGCGTCGTCTCCCTCGCGGAGATCGAGGAGATGAAGCAGTGAGACAGGAAGAGGCCCCCACCGGCATCACGCTGGTGGGGGCTTCTTCGTTACTGGCCCTGTGAGGGCTCGTCATCCTCGACAGCAGGCAGATCCTGCGACGGGATCTCGTCGCGCTGGGCGTACACACCGAGGGCGGTGAGCACGTTGATCCCCGCGACAACCCGAGGGTCATCGGCGAAGTAGATCGCGGCGACGCTCGCCACGCTTCCGATGAGCGCCATCACCGATGTCGCGTAGGGACGCCACCTCACGGGGAGGAGCGGCAGGATCAGGTTCCTGCCAGGGGACTTCGGGGCGGTGTGACGGCCCACGATCACTTCCTTCCTGCCTCGCGCTGAAGCTCGATGAACCCCTTCGGCCCGATGGCCGTGTCGTACGAGCTGGACGCGAGGGACTTGTTCGCTCGGTAGAACCGGGCCACAGCAGCTCCGGTGTTCTTGCCGTAGTACTTCGTCACCGCTCCGGGGATCGGGCCGTAGCCCGCCTTGATGAGCAGGTTCTGAAGCTCGGCGACCTGCGCGTGCGTGGCACCCGGCTTGACCGCAGGGTTCAGCGCGACGATGGTCGAGGCGGGCTTCGAGGCACCCGGCAGCTTCAGCTTCTGGCCGACCGCGATCACGTAGGGGGCCTTCAGGCCGTTGGCCTTGGCGATGTCCTGCCACTTGATCTTCAGCTTCGCGCCGATGCCCGAGAGGGTGTCGCCAGACTTCACGGTGTACGTGTCGCCCGAGGGGGCCGGGCTCGGAGTCGACGGCTTCGGGGGAGTGACGCCAGCCGGGGCGGGCATCCCCGCCTTCACCCAGGCGTACAGCTTGGGGCCGGGGCAGGCGGTAGCGAAGCCGTCCTTGTGGCCCTTCTTGGCCAGGGTGCGGCCGGTCTTCCGGCACGCCTCGTCGTACAGCGCGCGGCACGCGGCCAGCGCCTTGTCGCTCGGCTCCTGGTCGCCACCGATGGCGATCTGAACACCGATGCCAGAGACGTTGTGGTTCGGGCAGTGGGCACCCTGGAGGCCCCAGCCACGACCCTCGTAGATGTTGCCAGCCTGGTCGACCACGAAGTTGTAGCCGACGCCAGACCAGCCCTGGTTGATGTGGACCGACTCGATCGCCTTCGGCACGGCGTAGCCGGTGCGGGTGACGGGGTGGCCACCGTCGTAGTGGACGAAGAACTCAGTCCGGCTCGACAGCGGCACGGAGTTCGGAGTGCCGTTCCACGGCCTCGCTCCCCACGTTGCGCGGGAGATGATGTTCACGGACAAGGGTTGGTTACCTCCTTGGGTTGTGCGGTCAGACCGCGTTGATGTGGTCATCGAGTCGGTCGGCGACAGCCAGCCGCTCGCGACGCTCCTGGCGGAGGTCTTCGTGGAGGCTGACCAGCAGTTCGCCGTGGCGGTTCAGGACGGTCAGCGCCTCGCGCACGTCGCCGTGTAGCTCGTCCAGGTCGTCACGCAGGTTCGTGCTGTGGGTGTTGGCCACCTGGTCCCGCGCCTCGCGGGCGTTCTCGCGAACTTCCTCGATCGCGTTGTGCTGGCGGCGGAGGAGTTCTACGAGTGCTCCGATGAGGGCCACGGCGATGGTGCCTCCCGTGGTGATGAGAGCCACCTGCGTGGGCGACTCTGCGGCGGCGGACATGAGCATCAGGCGTCGGCCTGCTTGTGGTGGGCGGCCTCCAGACGGGCGAGCCTGGCTTCGAGGTCTTCGATCTGCTTGGCCTGGCGCTTCACAACCGGGAGCAGGGCGACGCCCAGAAGGTCGTAGCGGAGTCCGTCGACCTCGCCGTCGAGGTAGTTGACGATCCAGGGCAGGTGCTCGGCGACCTCTTCAGCGATCAGGCCGACCTCGTCCTTGTTGCCCTCTTCGACCTCGCCGGTCTCCTCGTTGGTCTCGGCCTTGCGGTCGTAGACCTTCGGCTCCAGCGCGAGGACCGCGTCCGGGTCGATCTCGTAGTCCCGGACGTTCTCCTTGAACTTGATCGAGGAGGTGTTGCGGCAGAAGCCACCGTCGCCACGGACCCACACCGCGTAGTACGTGCCGGACCCGGAGACGCCTCGGGCGTGCGGCTGCTTCGAGCCGTTGGCCCACGCGATGGTGTCGCCGCCCTCCAGGTACTGGCCGTGGTAGTGCGTCGAGGGAGGGAAGGACCCCGGCTTGCCGGTGATGGAGTCCCAGGAGTGGCTGTGGCTCGACGGGGCGAACGCAGGCTCACCCGTGATGTCCGACCAGGCGTGCGTGTGCGCGCTCGGAGCGAACGTCGTCGGCTTGCTCGTCACCTCGCTCCAGGTCGGAGCCGGGTGCGTGTGCGTGCTCGGAGGGAAGGTGGAGGGCTTCGAGGTGATCGAGGCCCAGTCGTGCGAGTGGCCGCTCGGCGGGAAGGTCGACGGCTTGTTGGCGATCGTGTTGAAGTCCACGATCGGGGCCAGGTCGGTCCACGCCGAGCCGTCCCAGAACTCCCACCGGTTGGTCGTGAAGTTGTAGCCGAGCTTGCCCTGGCGCGGGTTGGTCGGACGCTGCTCCGTCTCCCAGTGACCGGTGCGGCTGCCCACGAAGCGACGCTGACGGTCGACGTTGGCCGCCGTGATGACGGTGACGTTCGCGCCGACCGCGACGTTGGCGAGCAACATCTCGTAGATGCCGGTGTCGGTCTGCGTCAGGGCGGGAGCGCCGCCGCCAGCCGTTCCCTTCACGACCGTCAGCACGATGGTGTTCGCCGTGGGGTCAAGCCGAAGGACGACTCGGTCGGTGCGCGCCTGCGACTCGGACGCTGCGATGTTCAGCGTCTCGACGGCCGTCGAGGAGTAGGCGTGGCCGCGAATGATCGCGTTGCCCGGCTGCACCGTGACGGTCATGCCGGTGCCAGCCGCACCCACCCGAAGGTCGAGGTCGGACGCCTGGGCGCAGACACCCGAGTCCTGAAGCTCCCGGAAGAACTGGCTGTACTGGGTCTCGGAGACGGTCTGCCCGTCGAAGGGGTAGGAACTCTGTGTCACTGAGGGTCCTTCCTGAGTTCATGAGAAGGACCCCCAGACCAGAGGGTCCAGGGGTCCTGAAGGGTGGGGGTCAGGCGGGGTCGACTTGGTAGATGACCTGGTACCGGAAGACGTTGCCGGAGGCCGCGTTCCGGTAGCCCTGCGTGTACGCCGCGATGACGATGTGGTTCAGCGAGGTCAGCATGTACGCGACCCCGGACTGGTCGGTCGGGGTGCCTGTCCCGAAGAGGGCGGCAGTGCCAGACATGATCTGGCGGTTGGCCGCTGGCACTGGGAGAGAGCAGCACACGCTCGTCACGGCGGCGTTCACAGTCACGTCCACCATCGCAAGAACGGTGGTCCTGTCCAGGTACTTGTACTTGCAGCCAGTCGCGCTGGGGGTTGAGGCCACCGCAGTGTTGAGGTCAGTGGCCGCTCGGATCTCGGGGGTGAAGAAGATCCACGGCCGGTTCATCACCGGAGGCGGCCAGATGTTGAGCCCCATCGGGGCACTTCCCTTCTGTCACAAGGGGGTTGAGTGGTTACGCGAGTCGGGTCAGCTTCAGGTAGCAGCCAGAGGCGAGCGACGTTCCCGCAGCGTTCGAGGTGTTCTGAGCCCAGAGCATCGTGAGGTTGCCAGCAGAGGAGCTGTTCCGGAGCAGGCCCTTGATGGTCGCGCCGGTCGTAGCGTTGAACGTGCAGACGTTGCTGATCGCCTGGAAGCCGTAGCCGTCGTTGTCGGTCCACACCAGGGTGGCACCCGAGGGGCCAGTCCAGGTGACCCGGAGACCGCCGCCTCCGTTCGTCCAGGCGAGGTTCAGCTCCACCTCGTAGACTCCGTTCGCCACGGTGCTCAGGACGAGGTGAGGGTCAGCGGTCGCGGTCGTCGTGCTGGTGCGCGAGGTTGCCGCAGTCTTCCAGGCTGCCTGGATGCCGCCGACGCCGTTGATCGTGACGCCGTCGTTGAAGACGGGCCGGTTGCTGAACGTCTTGGTGCCAGTGATGGTCTGGTTGCCGCTGAGGTCGACGGCGTCACTCAGCGAGAAGACCGTGCCGTCACCCTGCTTGATGTAGGCGATGCCGGACTTCGAGTAGATCGCCGCGCCACCGGACGCGGTGGTCGGGTCTGTGCCGATGTCCTTCATGCCGATGGCACCAGGAGTGCTCAGCTTCGTGTTGGAGTACGGCGAGGTCGTTCCGATGGCGACCTGACCCGTGCCACGGTCGGCGAAGAGGATGGTCGACTTGAACGTGCCGTCGTCGTTGCGGGAGGAGATCCGAAGGTTCGAGCCGGACCCGTCGCCGGGCTCGACCACGTCGTCCTTCTGGAAGGTCCACCGCTTCGCGCCGCCCACGTCGAGGCTCCACTGGCGGTACGAGCCGGACGCCCCTTCGAGGCTGAAGTCAGCGGTGAAGGTTCCGCCAGTCTTCGGCATCGAGTCGTTCAGCTCGACGGTGTTGCCGTCGACACCCTTCAGCTTCAGCTTGCCAGCCTCGGACCACAGGTAGACACCGTTCGTCGGCGCGGTGGTCGGCACCGTCGTGGCGTTCTTGACTCCGAGGACGAACGTGCCCCCGCCGAACTGGGTCGCGGTGTCTCCGACGCCCATGTTGTAGAACGTGGCGCGGAGGCTGTTGGAGTACGGGTGACCCGCGTCGGTCACGCGGAAGTACTTCGACGTGTCGGAGCTGCCGTAGACCGTGAGGCCATGGCCGGTCGACGGGGTGCTGGTGACAGCTCCGGTCAGGGTTCCACCGGTAGTCGCGAGAGCGCCAACATCCCCAGGGGTGAGCTGGACGTTACCGTTCACGTCCGGGGAGACGCTGTTCACGGTGCTGACCGCGCCATCGCCGGGGATGCCCTGCGGACCCTGCGGGCCAGTGTCGCCCGTGTCGCCCTTCGGACCCTTCAGGTTGCCGATGGGAGAGCCCCAGCCTGTCTCGCTTCGCTGCCAGATGTCACCCGTGTCGGTGCGGAGCAGCATGTCGCCAGGCTTGGTGTCCGTCGAGGAGGTCGAGGTGTTGTTGGTGTACCACTTCGAGCCGCCGAGGTTGGACCCGTGCTGGACCCATGCGCCGGACTCCTTGCGGTACAGCGTGAACGTCGTGCTGGTCACCCCGAGGAACGTGCGAGTGTCTTCCTGGATGTACCAGTCTCCGTTGACGCCGGTCGCTCCGGACGGAGCCGTGGTGCCCCGGAGGGTCTGGCTTCCGTTCGCACCGGCTGCACCCGTAGCGCCGGTCGCGCCCGTGTTGCCGGTGTCACCCTTGTCGCCCTTGTCGCCCTTCGGACCCATCGGCCCCTCGGGACCAGTCGGGCCGACCGATCCCTCGTCGTAGGGGTAGACAGTCAGTGCCACGTCAGAACTCCACTCCGCTGATGTGTGTGATGGCGGGCGAAGAGTTGCCCTGCACTTCGATCGTGTCGCCCTCGTTGAGGGTCTGGCTGACCTCCAGGGTCAGGACACCGTTGACGTGGATGCCGACAGCCGCCAGGCAGGGGAAGCCGCCGAGGTCCACACTGACCATCGAGGTCTCGGTGTGAGGGTTCGTTGCGACGATGCTTGTCACCGCCGCCTTCTTCCCAGCGGGGACGGTGTAGGCCACCGTCTTCAGTGCGGGGAGTTCACCCCTGAAGAAGACCATCGGCGTAGCCACCTGTTACCACACTCCCATGATTCTGAAGACTTCGTCGGCTCCGCCGCTTCCGCCACTTCCGTTACGTTCCAGTTCGGAGACTCGGGTCTCCGTGTTCTGCACGCGCTTCGAGTACGCGGCCTCGGCGTTGAAGCCGGTTGCGTCGCCGATCAGCGCGCCGACTCGGAAGCCGTCGCTGGTGGCCCGCAGGATCATGCCGGTGACGTTGGCCTTCAGCTCCTGGTCGTTGACGACCACGGAGACGCGGTCGCCCATCATCCAGTCGCGGCCGAACTCGATGGCGCTGTCCTCCATCGGGACGGCCTGAGCAGCGACTGCGGTGAAGCCCTCTTCCTCCAGGATCTCCAGGCCGGAGTCGTCCAGCTCGTCGTTCTCGTTCGTGTTCCGCTGGTCCTGCCACCGCTCGATGCGACGGCCCCACTCGGCTTCTCCCGCAAGGGATTCCGGCGTGGTGATCTCGCGGAACTTCCGGTTGATCATCTCGCCCTGCCCGGCCACGATGACTCGGGTCGCGCTCGGGGGAGTGATCGCTACGCGGGCTCCAGCCAGCGAGTTGTTCATCACGTCCAGCCGGATGTAGGCCGACCGGTCAGTGACGGGGTACGTCTCGAAGACGAGGTTCCCTCCGCGCTGTACGACGCGGAAGCCGAGGGAGGCCCGGAGGCCCAGCTCGGTCAGTACGTTGCCCAGCACGGCGAACCGAGCGGACTTCGTGGTCTCGGCACCACGGGCACCGTTGGTGCCCATGATGAGCTTCGCCTTGCGTCGAGCGGCCGGTGCGTCCGGTCCGATGTTCGCGTTGACGAAGGAGTGCATGACCGTCTCGACCACACCAGTACGCACGTCGTGCGTCTTGGTCTGGGTCGTCGGGTCGACGTTCGTGGGGTCGGGGAACGCGAGGTGGTCGGAGAGGATGCAGGTGTCGCTGATCCCCTCGAACACGATGGAGCCACCGGGGTCTTCCGGCGTGGAGGCGTACTCGTTCTTGATCGTCGGCCCGGACATGATGATGTCGGTCGGGCCGGTGACGATCACGCCGGAACCTGGAGCGCGCAGCGCGTTGGCGAGCGGGTGCTCGGCCGACAGCGTGAGCTTCCAGGTTCCGACGTTGTTGAACTGGTCCTCCAGCTCCAGGATCAGCTCCTCGGGACGGATGGCCCCGACTCGCTCCAGATCCTTGTCGCGCACCTCGACCGTGAGGTCGAGGAGCTTCACTGGTTCAGATCACCATCCACTTCCGGGGTCGCCAAGAACAGACGATCTTGGATGAGTTCGTCACGTCGAGCAGGCTTGCTTCAGCCGTGGAGATGCCGGGCTCTACCGCCCAGAACCGAGGGGCGGCAGCCAGCTCGGAGTACCGGTTCGCACCGGTTCCGTCGACCACTGTTCCCATGCGGGTGTCCACGATCAGCCGCTCGCCTGCGCTGAGCGACCCGGTCCAGTGCAGCATCTCCCCCTTCGGGGAGACCGCCTTGAAGTTGTTGCCTGGGCCGAAGACCTCCCACACGGGGTAGGCCACGGCATCTCCGGTGTTCTCCAGCAGGATCGTGCCGATCGCTTGGGAGGCGGTCACGCTCATCTGCATCAGGTTGCTGATGAAGGGCGACGACGTGAGGTCGCCGCCGACCTGCTTGCTGTTGATCACCGAGGAGGTCCAGTACGGGTCACCGGCTCGGAACGTGACGACCGTCTGAAGGTCTGTCGATCCGATCGAGTCCACGCCGTAGGTGTACTCACCGCCGCCGATCCGGACGACCCGAGTCGACCAGTCCGTGCCGTCCTCTTCGATCATGCGAAGGGTGCACGGACCGGCCAGCATCAGGGAGAGGCGAGAGAGGTGGTCCTTCAGGTCTCGCCTGTTCCGGCCGACGATGTCGAGCGGGATGTCGATGTCCCGAGCGAGGGTGCGGGAGCGCCGGTACACAGCGCCATCACCCGCACCCTCGATCCACTGGACGGAGACCGGAGGCAGGCCCAGGCCGTTCACGCCAGTCAGGGCCTGCACTCCGTAGCCGGTGGTCTCGACCTGGTCGAGATCCAGCGTGTCAAGGCTGTTCTCCAGCCGCAGCTTCGCCATCTGTTACCAGCCCACCATCCTTGAACGGTTGGCAGCCGCGAACAGGTCTTCCTCGGAAGAGAGAGACGAGCCCGGAGCTGCGTAGTAGTTGAGTACCTTGGTCGCGCCACCTCCTGCGAGGGAGCCTTCGAGAGCGCCAGACACGGCGGCCGAGAGACCGCGTGCGGCTCGGATCTGCCCGACGCCGGGGGCGTCGAACTGGGTTCCGGCCACGTCCTGGGTCAGGCCACGCAGAGACTTGCGAACCTCGGCGTACCGAGACTCCAGACCCTTGATGAAGCCGCCGATGACGAGTCGACCGGCGTCGACCAGGAGGACACGGTCCAGGGACTCCGGACCCTTCCAGGAGGTCAGCTTGTCGGTCAGGCTGCCGAGGGTGTCCTTCACGGAACCGAACATGTTCTTGATCCCGTTGATGAAGCCCTGGATCAGCTTCGTGCCCGCGCTCACCAGGACGGAACCGAGGTCACCCAGCGCGGACTTGGCCTTGCCGGGCAGCTCCCCGATCGAGGTGACGGCCTTGCCGATCCAGGTGCCGATGGCCGAGGCCAGCTTGCCCAGAGCGTCAGTTGCCGTCGTGCGGATCGAGGTCCAGCCCGAGGAGAAGAACGAGCCAACCTTGGAGATGCCGGACGAAGCCAGGCTTCCCAGCCACGACATGAACGAGCTGAACCCGCCCTTGATCGCGTTCCAGGCGTCGTCACCGAAGCCCTTGACCGCCTGCCATCCGGCCTTGAAGCCAGCGCCGATCGCCTTCAGCACCTTGGTCGCGGTGCCGAGGATGCCGATCGACAGGAACGTGCGGAAGAGGCCGAGGATCGTGTCCCAGATTCCCTTCAGGAACGTCTTGATGCCGTTCCAGAGCTGGTCCCAGCCCTTCTTCAGGAGGTCGCCCTCCCCGGTGAAGATGAACTTGATCAGACCGAAGGCGATCTTGATGACGCCGACGATGATGTCCCAGGCACCCTTGATGATCTCGACCAGACCCTCGAAGACGAGGGCCACACCGTTGACCGCAGCCACCAGCGAGTCCGCGAGGATCGCGATGATGAACTGGAGCACCGGCACCAGGACGGGCATCAGGAAGTTGACCAGGGCGAGCAGTGCGTCGAGCACCGGCTGAATCGCTTCGAGCAGTCGCTTCAGGGCGTCCGCCAGCTTGGGCAGGAAGTCCTGGATGATCCCGCTCAGCATCGGGAGGAGCGGCTGGATGACCGCCGTGATGATCTGGAGCGCGGTCTGGATGATCGGCTGGAGTGCGGTGAGCACCGTGTTCAGCGCGGCAGCCAGGACCGGGAGGATCGGCGCGAGTGCGTTGATCAGGGTCTGCGCCAGGGGCATGACCGCCTGGAGGATCATGGTGAAGATCGAGGCGATCGGAGGCAGGATCGTGGAGAGCATCGAGAACGCCGCCGTCAGCATCTGACCGACGAGCGGGACCATCTGAGCGATGATCGGGCCGAGGGTCTGGAACGCCGAGAGCAGCGCACCGCCCAGCGTCTGGATGACCGGGATGATCATCGGGGCGAGCTGGGAGAAGGCGTTGGCCAGCGGGATGATCGCAGCCTTGGCGAGGTTGGCGACCAGCGGGAACATCACAGCGATGATCTGCATCAGTGCGCCGAGCGCCTGACCGAGCGGAGCCATCGCGGGAGCGAGGATCGTCACGGCCTGGTAGAGCGCGGTGAACATCGCCTTGATGCCGTTGACCACGGCGAGCTGAGACAGCGCGCCAGCGATGGCACCGACAGCCGTGCCGATGATCGAACCCGCCTGCGGCAGAACGGTGGTCAGCAGGCCAGACAGCTCGATGAAGAGTTGCTTCACTGCCGGTCCGGCACCGTTGGCCAGGTTCTCCATCGCCTTGTGCGCAGCCTCGAAGACGCCCGTGAGGCCCTTCTGGAAGCCGTCGCTGTCCACGATCTGGTGGATCTTCGCGAGACCCTGTCGGAGCTTTTCGAGTGACGAGCCGCCAGCCGCTTCAGCCGCGCGAGCAACGCCCGCGAAGATGCCGAACGTCTCCTTGATGATGCTGCCCAGATCCTTCAGGGCTTCGATGCCCTGGTTGATCTCAGCCTGTAGACCGAGCTGGCCCTTCTTCTTCAGCCACTCATCGAACTGCCCGGAGATCTTGACGAACCAGTCAGCCAGTCGCGGCATGTAGCTGGTGCCGACCTCGCCGAGCTGGGCGATGATCGAGGAGAAGATCTTCGTGCCACCGGTCGCCTTCTCGATGGACGAGTTCAGGTAGCCGAACATCCGGTCCACGATCTCCGGGTTCAGCGCCGCCGTGAGGTCGGTGGCGAACTGACCGAAGAACTTGCCGGACGCCGTCGCCGTAGCGTCGAAGCCCTTGGCGAACCGGGGGAGCAGGTTGTCCACCAGGTCCCTGATGGGCTGCCGTGCCTCGTCCCAGAACTTGGTGCTGATCGAGTTCTGCATGTCGGCCATCGCCTGCTTGACCTGCGGGACTTCCTTGTTGAAGTCCTTCAGCGCAGCGACGGTGACGCCGATGCCGACCGCGAAGCCGCCCAGGATGCCGGGCAGCGTGAGGCCAACGGCCCCGATCTGCGCCAGAGAGGCGGACAGCGCGAAGAGGTTCGAGGTCGCAGCGAGACCCCACGCCGACACGCCAGCGATGGCGGTAGCGATGGAGCCGATGATCGGCACGTTCTTGTCCAGGTTGCTCAGGATGTTCCCGAACTTCTTGAACATGTTGTTGATCACGCGCATCCCGGAGAGCGCAGCGAGTGCCGTGCCCACCTTGACGAGCGCAGCTTCGTTGAGCTTCGGGACGATCGAGACCGTTCGAGGCCGGGTGAGGACAGCCAGTCGGGCGGACGTGATCCGAGCGCCGGTCGCGCTGAAGTCGGGCTCGACCTGGATCTTCAGCGGGCTGATGCTGTCTGCCCAGTCCTTGATCTGGTCCTTCACCCGGTCGGCCGACTGCTGGTTCAGTTCAAGCTGCACGTCCGACTTCACGTCGATGCCGTCGAGGGTGAGCTTGATCTTCCGCTGGTCGGCCTTCTCCTGGATCTGGCGCACAGCCCGAGACACAGCCTCGGTCATGCCGTCCTTGGAGATGGTGGTGTGGAACCGGATCTTGCGGGAGTCTGACTGCCGGTTGCGCTGGTTGATCTTGCGCAGCTCCGTCAGGAACTCGCGGCTCGCACCAGACATGTCGATCTTGGTGCTGATCTTGATCGGGTCGAGCGTCTTCTCGATCCGTTCGAGGGCCTTCTCTGCATCCCTCTTGAAGCGGCTCGTGTCGGGAAGCACCTTGACCGACACGCGGCCGATCGACTGGCCTCCGGGACTACCGGGCATGGACTACCTCCGGGAGAGCTTGTTGAACAGGTCAGCGACGCTGACCTTCTTCTTCGGTCCGTCCTTGTCCTTGGACTTCTTGACCTTGGGCCTGGGGTACTCGGGGATCTTCGGTGCCCCCTTCTTGCCCCAGTTCCCGGTTGCCCTGGTGTTCTGGTTGAGTGCGTCGAAGATGTCGGCGGTCATGTGGCGGTCTACGCCCCAGCCGAACTGCTCCCGACCGCCCGACGCGAGAGCGGCGGTGAGCGAAGTGTCAGGGAGCCTCTGCACCAACAAGACGACGAGAGACGGAGAAGGACCCCGGCCCGCGATCACTTCGGCAAGGTCGATGCCGTAGTAGAACCGCAGGTCGGGGTACAGCCCTTCTCCGTACTCGTCTACGAGCCGGGCGAGGCTCAGGCTTCCCCCACCTGGGTGCCCTTGCCGTAGGTCTCGAAGATCTCGGCGAGGACCGCGAGGTCACCACCCACAGCCTTCAGCAGCGCCTTGCCCTTGGACTCGGACTCGGCGACCAGGACGATGGCGTCCGAGAGGACCGTCTCCTGGTCGACGCCGTCCTGCTCCAGCTTGTCCTGGAGAGAAGCGAGTTCGTCTCGCTTGGCCTTGGGCAGACGCAGCGGGTTGAGCAGACGGACGACGCCGTTGCCCAGGTCGATGTCGGTCGAACCGTACTTCGCCTCAGCGGCTTCACGGATGTTGTCGAGCGAGTAGCTGGCCATGGGGTTGCGGACCTCCTGTGGTCGGTGGGTTGAAGCGGGTGCGGACCTGAAGTGGGGGTGGAGCCCCAGCGCGTGAGGGTCCGCGTCTCACGCGCTGGGGTGGTCATGCTGGGATCAGGCTCAGACGGCCTGACCGGCAGCCCAGGAGTCGCCGTCCCAGTAGGCGTCGGAGCCGTCGCCGAGGTCGACGTACTGGCCCGTGGTCCAGGCGGTCGCCGGGCTGGCGACGATGGAGGAGCCCTGGAGAGCAGCGAGGTTGGCCGGGGCAGAAGCGCCGGTCGGGGTGAAGGAGCCAGGCGTACCGGCGGTCGCGCCAGAGGCAGCGATGTCGCCGCCACCCAGCGGGGTGATCGCGTACGTCCAGGTGTTGTTGTTGTGGGTCATCGGCTTGACGCCCAGCGGCAGACCGGCCAGGGACTCGGTGTCCGAGAGGGCCAGGTCGTCGGCGCGGTAGATCTCGGCCTTCGGCGCGTAGAAGGCGAAGTGGTTGTCGCCGTCCACGAACACCGCGAGGAACGAGCACACGGTCGGCTGCGGGTCGGACGGGACACCAACGGTGCCATCCGCCAGGACCGGAGCGTTCGCGCCGTAGTAGAGCTTCAGGCCGTCCACGTCGAACTGCTGGAGCGTGAACGTCATGGTCTCGGTCCGGGCGCTGTACTTCGTCCGGAGGTTCTTGTTCTGGAGCGTGCCGAGGACGGTCGCCTCGCCACCCTCGGAGGCGATCGAGAAGATCTCCTCCAGCGAGGTGTGGCCGACAGCCTCCCAGGGGGAAGCCGGGGCGAGCAGGTCACCGGGGATCGCCGTGCCAGTCGGTGCGGTCAGGTAGTTACCAGAGCCGACGACGAGAGTGGCGGCATCGTTCAGTGCCACGAAGGGTTACTCCTTGTCAGGGGTTCGGGATGGGGAAGGGCCGGGTTCGTGGCTTGCGGATGTCGATCTGATAGACCGTCTCGTAGCGCCACACCCCGGTCGGGAGGTCCGCGTACTGCACGGGGCCAGCGGCCGTCGCCCAGTCCGTGACCCGTCGAGGAGCGGAGGTCATCTGCACGTCGATGAAGTGACCTCTGCCGGGCACGACCTTCTGGCTGAGCCAGGCGTCGCGGAGGACTACACGGCACGCCTCAGCGAGGATGGCCGCGTCCTCGTCACCGTTCGGGTCCTCGCAGAAGGTCTGAACAGACACCTGCGCGGAGTCGGTGAAGCGTGTGTCGCCGGTCCACTCTCCGAAGGAGGGGTTACGGCGGATGAGGACCAGCGGGAATGTCTGGTCTGCGGAGATGAGCGTCTTGACCTGGATGCCAGGAAGGCCGTCCCGGAGGACGGCGAGGAGCAGGTCTTCGACCGGACTCAGCTCCGCGAGAGCCTTGATCTCTGCGGGGAGTCCAGCCATCAGTCGACCTTCACCTTGCCCTTCCGCTTCTTCGGGAGGTTCGAGGCGCGGGCAAGGATGTAGAGACCTTCCATCTCGCCGTACGGGATGGTGACCTTCTCGCCGGTCTCCTCGTCCCTGGTCTCGTACTCGCCTGCGGCACGGCCGTACTCGATGGACAGCGCAGCGCTCTGGCCGCGCTCGTCGTTCAGTACGACGTAGCGGTCGACCTTGCCGCGCTCCACGTCGATGAAGGAGTCGCCACCGTTGCTCTTGTCGAGCCGCGTCTCGGCGAGGTAGCCCTCAGCGCGGACCGCGATCTCGAAGGTCCGGCTGTCCAGCTCGTCCACCACGCTGGGGTTCAGCGCGATGAACTGCTCCAGGTCGCGTCCACCGACGCGGTCGTAGATCTTCGCCATCAGGGCCTCTCTCGGATGTCGATGGACCAGTGGCGTGTGTGACGTGTGCCGTGGTGGTAGGCGGGCGGCGTGACGATGTCCCACTGCTTGCCAGCCCACTCGACTCGCGACCACAGCTCGACGCCTTCGAGGTCGGCGGCGACGATCATCCGGGTGATGTTGATCTGCATCTGGCCAGGAACCTCAGCCTTGGCCGATCGCTGCGGGATGAACGCAGCTCGCACTTCGTGAGGGCCGTCGCCGTTCGCGACGTGCACCTCGTTGCCCCGGTTGTCGATGACCTTGGTGGTCTTCCAGATGCGGGCTACTTGGCCGCGCCGTCGCTGAACGCTCACGCGTACCCCTCAGCGAAGAAGGGGTAGTCGGAGCCGCCGTTGTCGACCGGGACGTAGCCGGTGCCGGGGGTGATGTGGGAGTTCCAGGCGGAGACCTCGACCGAGTAGATGCCGGGGCTCTTGCCGCCCAGGGAAGCGAGGAGCTTCTGCTCCTCGTCAGTGAAGTAGACGGTGCCAGCGTTCTCGCCAGCAGAGTCGTTCCAGCCCAGGGTCTCGTCGCCAGCGCGGGACTGCGTGTACCCACCGGGGTTCCGCATGTACCGGGCGGATGCCTTCAGGACCAGAGTGCGAACGAGCCGGGGCGCAGTGCCGTCCGCCCAGCTACGGCCGTAGTGAGCCGCGAGGTCGGATGCGTCTTCGAGCGCACCTGCTGCGATGCGCTCCTCGTCTGCGTCGAGGGTCCAGTCGAGCCGACCCTTCAGCTCGTCAAGCGTGGCGTAGGCCATGTGGTGTTCTCCTTGCTGAAGGGCGAGGAGAGGGGGCCAGCCCGAAGGCCAGCCCCCTACTCACTCAGTCGGATCAGACGCCAGCGCCGTCAGCGGCACCCTTGACACCGGTGATCGCGGCCAGCTCAACCTGAGCCGCGTCCGGGCCGTCCGGGTCCGGCAGCACGTCGTCGGTCGCGTCGAGGTCGAGCTTGATCGCGCGGACGAAGTGCTCGTACTCGGAGACGAACGCCTGGCCGGTGCCAGCGTCGATGCCGATGAGCTGGTCCTTGACCTCGCGGAAGCCCTTGTAGGTGTTGATCACCGAGCGGTCCGTGAGGTGCAGGGCGTCGTAGTCCTGGAGCCAGCGGACGGCCACGCCGTTCGCCGAGGCGGAGCCACCGACGACGGACTGCGGGAGGGTCGGAGCGCCGGTCGCGAAGATGAACGCGGAGCGGTGCATCGCGAACGCAGCGTCGGCCGGGACCTCCTGGGAGACCACGATCTCGAAGCCGTAGCGGCGACCGATGGTGGCCTCGCGCAGCGCGGCGACAGCCTCAGCCTCACCGACGTTGCCAGCGAGGTTCAGCTTGTCGTCGGACAGGAGCGCGACCTCCCAGTCCGAACCGACCAGGAGCACGCGGCCCTCGGCCGGGACGCGGAACTTGTTGAGCACGTCGCGGGCGCGGATGATGACGCCACGCAGGTCACGGCCGGACTTGGCACCGGCCAGCGTGACCGAGTAGTTCTGGCCGAGGAGCTTGTCGACAGCGCCGCGCTCCAGACCCCGGCTGATGGCCTCGGTCTGCTTGGAGACGAGCTTCGCCCAGCCGTTCAGGTCGAAGTCGCGCTGCTCGTCGGTCAGGGCGACGGCCGAGTAGATGTTGCCGCCGAAGGAGACCGCGACGGTCTTCTCGGTGTACTCATCGAACTCGATCGCCTTGCGGACCCCGCCGTTGGCGTTGGGGCCGCCGACCTGACCGGAACGCCAGTCGTAGGTCCGGAAGGGCAGGACACCCTCGACCTTGACGTTGATGGTGTCGTTCTCAGCACCCTTGAACTGGTCGATGCCCTCACGCTGGAACAGCGCGGGAACGACGAGGGCCTGCTCCAGAGCGACGGCCGCAGTCGCGGCGATCTTCTCGGGCTTGATGACAGTGTGCGTCACTGTTGGTTACTCCTTGTGATGTCTTGGCAGAACGTGCGCAGGTTGCACACGCGGCGGAGGGAAGAGAGCCGGTCAGTAGCGGCTGCGGCGGTAGTTCGCCACGGCCTTGACCGGGTCGAAGTCGTCCTCGCCGTCATCCGGGGTGAGGCCACCACCCAGGGACTCAGGCACGGCGGGAGTTACGAACTTCTGGAGGGCCTTCGCGTCCGCTTCCAGAGCAGCCTCATCGGCACCCTGGAGGCGGGCTGCCAGCTCGTCGGGGAGTTCGTACTTGCGGGCGACCTTCTCGCGAACGAGAGCGGTCTCCAGCTCGGCGATCTTGTCCGAGAGCTGCGCGGTCGCAGCCTCGTACTCCTCGACGGTCTTGGCGTTCTTCAGTGCACCCTCGGCCTCGCGCAGCTTGACCCGGTAGTTCGCGGCCTCGCCGCGAGTCTTGGTCAGCTCCTTCTTGGCCCAGTCCGGCAGCTCGGCCTCGGGGTCCGGGGTCTCGCCTTCCGGCTTCTCCTCGGTGGACTCCTCGGTCGGCTTCGTCTCCGGGGTCTCGCCCTCAGCGGGCTTCTCCTCGGTCACGACGGTGGACTCGGGGTTCGGGGTCTCGGTCGGGGTGCTCACGGGTTACGCCTCCTGGACGTTCGTAGGGGTAGATCGCCGTGCCTCCTGGGCAGCGGCCTTCTGCTCGGTTCGGATGAACCGACGCCAGGCGGAGACGGCTGCCTTGCCAGACAGCCCCTTCGTCACCTGGGGCCACAGCTCCTCGTACTTGCGGTTCAGCTCGTACAGAGAGGAGTTGCGGTACTGCTCACGCGAGAAGACGGGCTCCGCGTAGCAGTGGCAGTTGTCGTGGTACTTGTCACCGTCTGCGTACTCAGCGCTCCTCTCGGAGCGGTAGACGGGACCACGGGAGATCAACATCGCGCACCACCCGCACGGGGTTCCGGTGCGCGACAGTCGGATGTAGCCGATCGCGCGCCTGTCGCGGTTGGCGTGGTTCCAGACCGTCGAGCGAGCGCCGTTCATGGTCACTCGCTCTGCTGCGGCAGCTTGACGTGCACCAGCCTGCGCGTGGGCCTCGTCGCGGAGCCTGTCCACGTCCTTGGCCGGTGCGTCGGTGTCGATGCTGTCCAGCTTCTTGTCGAGGTTCGCGGGGCCGAGGCTCTGGAGTGCTTCCTCCAGCTCGGCCTGCGCCTCGCGTTCGATCCGGTCCTCTTCCTCCTTCAGCCCGGCCAGCTCCTCGACCAGGATGCGGTCGGCCTCTGCGTCCTCGGACTCTTGTTCCGCAGGAGCGTCAGCAGGCTCGTCCGCACCGCTGGGCGGGGCGTCAGCAGGCTTGGAGGGCGAGTTCGGGCTCTCGGTAGTGGAGGACTCTGAACGGCCCTCCTGGGGCTGCTCAGCCCCTCCTGAAAGAGCGGCGAACTCGCGACGCAAGGTGTCGAGCGTGATGTACCTGGGCTCGGGCTTGCGAGGATCGGCGACGGTCGACCCGGTCCGTAGTGCACGGACCAGGCGGTAGTACGCCCTGGCCAGCTCGCGCGAGCGAGTCCGCCTGGTCATCACCAGGTGGATCGCCTTGCGGAGCCAGCCAGCGGAGGTCGAGGCCCGCGCGGTAGGCGGGACCTCGGACCACAGCTTCAGTGCGTCTTCCACTGTGCCGACACCGATCTGGGTCAGCGCGACGTGGAACGCGACAGACGCTTCGTCGGCTTCCTTCTGCCGAGCGGGCGTCGTCACGCAGCGACCACCTCTTCCGTTACCGGGGTCACCGGCTCGGGGGTGGCGCGGCGGATGGACTGCGCGAGTGCAAGCTGAGCGTCTTCATCCTCGGCGAGTTCTTCCCAGTCCTCGAACTCCGTCTGCGTGACGCCAGGTACACGCTTCCAGAGGCCCTTGGCCGGGATGCCGAGCTGTTCCTTCAGCTTGCCCAGAGCGTCAGCCGCCTGAGCCAGCGAGCGCGACTCCATGTCGCGCCAGATGACCTCGCCAGAGAAGTCGTCGGCCGAAGCAGCGGAGCCGGAAAGCTCTGCGGCCAGGCGGAAGACTCGCTCCCAGGACTCGCCGAAGATGGCCCGGAACTCCGCGATCTTGCGCGACAGCGCAGTCTCGGCGGCGAGCAGAGCTTCGGCGGACAGGTTGGCGATCTGTCCGAGCAGGTGGTGAGGCGGCGTCTGCGAGACAGCCGCGAGGTGGCGGATGCTCATGTCGATCGAGTCGATGAGCGAGCCGATCGGGCCTCCCGGCAGGGAGCCGAACTTCACGTCCGGGTCCTCGGCGAACAGGAAGCGACGAGCGTTGTGGTTCATGGGGATCGGCTTCGGCTGGCCGTTCTCATCCAGAATCGGATCGCCCGTCTCAGGGTCGCGCTGGATGGGCGGGGCCATGCCGGTCGCGTACCGGACCTCATGCGAGGTGTAGGTCTGTGCGACCAGCAGGTCGAAGACCGACTGGTTGATGCGGTTCTGGAGCGGGATCATGGGCTCGATCACGCCGATGGTGCGACCGTCGAGGTCGACCGACGCGGCAAACCGGGTGACCGGACACTCGCTCGCGCCGTGGCGCTTGCCCTTCACGACCTTGACGCCCTCGTCGTCGCCGAGCGACTTGAAGGTCACGGCGTACTCGGTGGTGCCGTCCCACATGCGAGCCTTGCCGACCGCCTCACCCTTGGGCCAGGCAGTCACGGTCAGCGCCGCGTAGGGAGTGTCGTCGTTCGCCGGGTCCTCGAAGAGGGCGGACGTGCGACGCGGGCTCAGGCCCCTCGTCACGACGTTGCCCTTCTTGTCCCGCTCGGTCACGGTGAAGGCGTGGCCGTAGGTCAGGGCACCCTTGTAGACCGCAGCCTGTCGAGCGTCGAGCCGGGAACGCTGCCAGTGCGACCACTCGGAGGAGTCGGACTCGGCAGCTCGCGGGAGGGAGCCTCCTGCGGTACCCGGCCGGAAGCCGTCCACGTAGAGAGCCTGCGCTGGGGTGTTGACCAGGAGCGGCGTCCAGTTGGACACGGCTCGCTTGGCCAGGAGCTTGTACTCGTCGTCGGCCTGCGGCGGCATGTACGGGTCGTCATGCTTGCCGTGCAGGTAGTTGTCGATGCGATCGAGGCGTGCGCTGTCCCTGTCCAAGATGGACAGGAGCTGCTTCGCCAATGATGCAGGCGAGGTGTCTGCCACGCTCACCGTCCCTTCGGTTCAAGTAACACACGTCACAGGAAGTACCCGCGACCCGTGCGGGCCTTCTGCTTCTTGCCCCGAGCACGCAGGTCGTACAGGGCTTCGTGCGCAAGCATCAGCGCGGCGTAGGCGTCGATCTTGCGGGGCGACTCCCTCGACTCCTTGCCGAAGGACACGCCGTAGTTGTTCGTCCGGCGACGCGCGTTCAGCGCGTGGCGGCGAAGCGAGCGGTCGCCATCGTGGGCGAGCTTGCCGTCGAAGACGGATCGCATCAGGCGCTCGTGCGCCATGGTCACCAGCTTCAGCGAGGAGCGCATGTCGAAGCCGATCGCATCGCGACCGACCGGCGACTTCACCGCGAGCTGATCCCCGTAGGTCTCAGACCACTCGGAGATGTACGACTCCCACAGGGCAACGTCGGCGTAGAACACCTGGACGTTGAACTGCTTGAAGGCGTTGTGCACCTCGGAGTCGACCTCCCAGCGAGGCACCTCCCAGTTGTCGCCCTGCGGTCCGTCTGGCTTCTCCCAGAGACCGAGGAGGAACGCGCACATGTCGCGGACGCGGATCGCGACCAGGGCGGTCGCGTCATGCGTCTTGCCACCGTCGAAGCCGAGGACGATCTCGTCACCCGGCTGGAGGGTCTTCTTCTCGTCACCGAGCACGTCCCACTCGGCAGGGCCGTAGAGGGCGTCTTCCTCGGCAACGATCTGGTTGAGCCACATCCGGCGTGAGCGCGATGGCGCGATCGTGGTGTCCAGGACGGACTGGATGATCGACTCGACGCGGAGCCAGACGGCGTCACCCCGGATCTGGGGGATGACGACCTCCAGCGCCTCGGGCGTGAGCGGTGTCTTCGGGTGCGCTTCGAGCGAGTCGTACATGAAGCCGACATCGAGCGCGCGGCCTTCGAGGATCTTCTCGAACGACTCTCGCATCCGCTCGGCGACAGAGTCCTCGCCGGGCAGGTAGGCGTTGGTGATCGCGAGGTAGCGCGCGTCCTTCTTGGTCGCGTTACCGTCGATCGTCTCGTACATCTTGTGGCCGTTGTTCCCGCTCACCCAGTGATGGGTCTCGTTGAGCAGGGTGAACGTCGTCCGCTTCCCTTCGAGGGCGCGGTACGAGCTGGTCACGGCTTCGAGGCGCTGCTTGCCACCGTTGGCGCGGATGAGCACCGCGCCGTCCTTGATGTCGAAGTGCGCCTTGAAGGCGTCCGACATGAGGGACGGGATCAGCGACATGGTGTTCGTGGTCTGCGACTGGTTGACGGCCGTGACCTGGACCCACGCCTGCGGGTGAGGCTCGCCGACCGGGTCACCGTTCTCGTCCCAGTGAGAGAAGCGAGAGGGGCCGACCAGCTCGACCAGGCAGAGCACCGCGAGGAGCGGGTCCTTGCCCCAGCCCTTCAGGCGTTGCAGGACGCCCTTGCGGTTCGTGAAGCGCCCGTTCTTGTCCACGGCGTACCAGTGGAGGACGAAGCGAAGCTGCTCCCTGGTGAACTTCCAGGGGCCGCCGTCTTCAGCCCTCAGCCACTGCGCGCACCAGCCAGCGATCTGCCAGCCGAGCGTGTGCTTCGGGAGGACCCACTGACCGAAGGCGTCCTTCTGCCAGGTGGGGCCGATGTACGTGGGCTCCAGAGCCTCGATCTCTTCGAGGGTCAAGCCAGCTTGGGGAGTCAAGGCTCACCGTCCCTACGGGGTCAGTCGAGCCCCAGCTCCTGTCGGTAGTCGGCGATGGCCAGGACGGACGCGGGCGTCGTCTCAGGCTCGGGCTCATGCAGTTCGATGCGGACTCGGCGGCGGTCTCCCTCGGCGACGAGCAGTCGCTCGAACGCGGAGTAGATGGTCTGGAGCATCTGCCCCGACCGCTTGCCGGACTTCTTGTAGTACGAGAGGTCTTCGCACAGCGAGTAGGCGAAGGCCCAGTCGGAGTTCTGGTAGAAGTCCGCTTGGCCGGAAGTCTTCAAGGAGTCCCAGAGGCGCTTCGCGATGGGATGCCAGTCTCGATCCGCGTTCGGGATCTTGACCGGGCGCATCTCGCCCTTGGTGACCTCTTGAACATCCCCGCCCTTGCGGGAGCGGGGGCGAGCCAGGTCTGACTCGCGGTTGGGTACGGGGCCAGGCACTGGCTCACCTCCTTCAGTCGAGGACGCCGAGAGCGTCCTGAAGCGCAGCTCCGATGCGCGCGCCTGTGAAGCGCGACACCTCTTCGCCGTCGCGGATGAACACGACAGTCGGCACGGCGGTCACCTCGAAGAGGTTCGCGGTACCAACGTCGGTGGTTACGTCGATGCGCTCAGGCTCGACAGAGCGAGCCTCCAGCTCCTTCGTGAGGAGCGGGCCGAACGACCGGCAAGGTCGGCACATCGGCGAGCTGAAGTAGAGCACGCGGGTCAGAAGAGACCTCCAGTGAGGAAGTGGACAGAGAGCCACGCCATGAAGGCGAGGAGGATGAAGCGACGCAGCCGCGTCGTCTTGCTCCACTTCTGGCCCTGCTGTGTGTGGAACCACTTCCAGACGTGCTCGCTGAGGGTGTCACCCTGCTCCTTGCGGGCCAGAGCGACACCCTCGATGACAACGAAGGCTCCGAGCCAGACGACCCAGAGCCAGGTCCAGACCGTCACCGAAGGCCCGCGAGGGGGCAGCCAGTACAGGGGCCGGGACAGATCGTGCCGCAGGGCACGGGATCACCTCCTTGCTACAGGACGACAGTGTCGATCGCCGTGTCGGTCTCGATGAACCGAGCTGCGATGTCTGCGAGCTGCCAGTCCTGGGGGTCGATCGCCTCAGCCAGCGCGTAGAAGGCGTCAGTGACAGCCTTCGCCTTCGCGTCGAGGGTGGAGTCGCGAACGACCGATGCGGGCAAGTTGATCGTGACGGAACCGTACTCGGCGCAGTACAGCTCGTACTTGCGGGACTCGGTAGTGACGACAGCCAAGGGCGCACCTCCAGGTGTGATCGGCAGTGGTTCTGCCTGCACGCTTCCCCGTCTCCGGTCGCGGCGTGCAGGAAGTCTTGGCCCCGCCCAGGGGATGAACCACCAGTGGGCGGGGCGGGCGCTCGACAGGGGAGAGGAGGACCCTGGAGCGCCGATCAGCGCGCTGCGACCCGGAGAGGAGGACGGGGAGCGCACTGAAGAGGTTGCGAGCGGTAGGAGGTCTGGGATCGGACTCGGGCCGAGTCGGTGTGGGGGCCGGTCGTCCCGCGCAGTCCTACCGCTCACGATCAGAGGAGGCCGGGGTGAGCCTCGTTACGCCGGAATCGCTTCTCGATCTGCCGACGCTTGGCGGCTGACGCCGCCGCCCCTTCCCTTGCGGACTTCTGGGCGTGGTGCCAGGAGCACAGCGAGCGAAGGTTCCCATCATCGTGGTTGTCTCCAGCCACGATGTGGTCGACCTCCGTCGCGATCTCCTCGCAACGCTTGCCGGTGTAGTCCTTCCAGGTGCAGCGGTTCCCGTCGCGCCGCAAGATGCGACGCCGGATCTGCTGCCAGTTCGAGGGGAGTCGTTCTCTCCGATCGGAGCCGGACCAGCCAGCCACCCGATCACCCCCTCGACGTTCACGCCCCCGACGATGTCCTTGTCTGAGACAAGCTGCTCGAAGCGATCGACCCGAGGGCAAGTACTTGTACTTGTACTTCCGAAGTGGCAAGTCGTCTTCGTCAAGTGAAGCCCGTCAGGGCTTCAAGCCTTGTACTTCTCGCTTGCCGCTTAACCTTCTACTTGTAGTACGCCCGCAGAAGCGGGTTTCAGACAGACCTCTTTGTGTGACCGTAGTCACACATGCACATGTGAGTCTCGACGGCGACCCGAAGGGGAGCGACGGCGGTGTGCTCCTGGAGCGAAGCGGCTGTGGCCGGGCGGAGCCCGGCACCTGTCGAAGACGCTCTGCGGCTCTGCGCCGCCCGGAAGGGCGGCCCCTGACCAAGACGCTCAGCCACTTGCTACGATCGCTCCATGAGCGCAGAGGACAGCTTCGAGGTGGGTCTCCGCTTCGCCGAGATCGTCACCGGCACGACGATCAGCGAGGAGCCCCCGAACCCTGAGTCCCCGCTCGGTCGCCTCATGGCCTTCGCCGCTGTCCACGGATCGGATGCGCTCACTCCTGAGCACGTCGGCGACGCCATCGCGGGCAAGCCTCTGGTGCGCTGAGCCCTTGTCCCACCTGGGGTAACGGTTGGATCTCGCCTCCGGGAGCGATGTGCGTCACACCCCCTGATCGACCCTGGAACCGTGGCGCGATCTTGGCCGCT